TTACTTTTTTTGCCCGCCTACAACCGGAACGATTTTCACTTTTCGATCATACCGCGCCGTTTGGGTAATATTTTTATGTCCTGTAATAAATTGTTTTTCAGCGAGAGACCCTTCGAGATCGGAAACCCCTTTTGCTTTTAGATCATGGAAAGTGAAATGAAAGTCTAATTCTGGAAATTGTCGGGTTGCTTCTGCTTTGGCTTTTTTCCAGCGGCTGTTAAAACCGTCACGGGAATATCGGGAGCCGCCTCGTTGGTGGAGGACATAAATACTACTGACGCTGTTATCAAGCGGTAATGTCCTACTGAGGGCGATGACATTTTCTAACCGTTTTGTCCATGCTTTGATTTGAGCGACATTTGTTTTACCTTGCTTGATGAAAATGCCGTCTTCTTTTATCTGTGCATAGGTCAATTCCAGAATATCGGCTTGGCGGGCGCAGCACAGATAAGCCAGTTCCATTGCCACTTTTACCATTGGAGAGGCAACAGAGTAGAGCGCATTGTATTCAGCGTCGGTAATGTACCGACCCCGTGGGATTTCTTTGAATTGCCGGACACCTTTGCAAGGGTTTCCCTTTACTATCCCGCGTTCATAACCCCAGCCGAATACGCGAGATAAAAAATTCTTTTCCCGGTTAGCTTGGGTCTTAGATCGTAATCCCCGTTTATCCATGTATTTGCGAATATGCTCTGGCTTGATAGTGTCCGGCAACATATTGCCAAAAACAGCCAGGAGCTTACCGGCGTATTTTTGATAATCTTTTTGAGTTTCTCTTGCTAACGCGAGAAAATCCGGCGATAAAAAGAACGCCTTAACCAAACCATTTAGCGTTTCATCGTTTTTCTGGGCAGCGAGCAATTTTTCATAGGCCAACCAAACTTCCGCCTGTGTGGCGGAAAAATCACATAAGCGTACTGTCCGGCTGTCATAAGTTTGGAACTCATACGCAGAGCGCCCCCGCCGAACGCGTGGGGGCATCCAATTATCTGCGGGGTTCTTGCGTTTTCTACCCATTAGTCTAAGGCTCCGAAATTGGGTTCTTGGGGGGCGGGTGCATAGTTTCTGATCCGCTGTGAGAGGGGATTATTAAAATGATCCCATGTGGTTCGGGGTCTTCCATCCCGCCGGATAATGAAAAATATACCGGCTTCCTTAAGTATTTCACATTGCTTGGCCGGGATTTGATAGCCCGTGAGTTCGGCGATATCGGTGTCACTGATGATGCCGGTTTTTACATCCATATTAACCTCGATTATCGATTAACAGGTTGGAATGAACATCACCGCTGTGTAAACGGCGCCAAAGAAAATTTGATGGGTTTGTTACCTCTGCTTCATAGCCTCTAATAAAATGTCCTGCACTTCCCGCTTAGAATTGCGCCGCTCCATAACCATCTCGTCCATGGTGTGCGCCGCGATAATGTGGTGGATGAAGACCGGACGGCGATAACCGGCTTGTGCCTGTCGGGTCGGGCCGATACGCTCAATGATTTGCTGGTACTGCTCCAAGTCCCACCAATGCGAGAAGAACACCAAGATATTTCCGCCGTCCTGTAGGTTAAGGCCGTGGCCTGCGCTGGCCGGGTGGGCAAACATCACGGGGATCTTGCCAGCGTTCCAGTCGCGTAATGTTTGCGGATCAGCATCAAGGTGTCGGCCACGGGGAAAAGCTTTTAACAATCGCGCTAAATCGTGCTTCCAGTGGTAGGCAACGAGTACCGGCATTCCCCCAGATTCGGCGATGATACTGTCGAGTGCCTGTAACTTGGCGTCGTGCAATTCCTGCCAAGTGCCGTTCTCGTCGGTATACAATGCGCCGCTGGCGATTTGCAGACACTTAACCGTTTTGGCGGCGGCGTTCAGGGCTTCCACGCCAACACTCTCCAGTTCAAGAAACATTTCCTTTTCCATCGCCTGATACTGTTGCCGGACTTTGGCGGGCAGCTCGACGCGAATCACGTTATGGACAGGTTCGTCGATATCGAACCAATCGGCAGCATCGAGGGCGATGGTCACATCATTCAGGGCCGTTTGTATTTGCTCCTGGGCAAACGGCCACGGCTCCAGCTTTACCCATTGTTGCCCCGGAAAGCGGATTTGATTAAACCAACGTGCAGTAAAAGCGTTGTAGGTGCGGCCAAGGCGTTCACCCTGATCGACAAACCAGGCTTGCCCCCATAAATCAACGAGTCCATTGGGTGAGGGGGTGCCTGTCAGATTTACCCAGCGGCGCGCATACTTATGGGCTACCTTTGCCAGTGCCGCGGCGCGCTTGCCCCCTTTACGTAACCGGAAGGATTTTAGCCGTGTGCTCTCATCGGCAATGACGGTGGCGAACGGCCATTGATTGCCCAGCGTTTCAACCAGCCAGACGAGGTTGTCGTAATTGGTGGTAAAGACACTGGCATTGGTATTTTTGAGCGCATCCATTCGCTCTTTGACACTGCCCACAATGGGCTGAACGTCGATATTATGCAGATGGTTCCACTTAACCGCTTCATCCGGCCATGTAGACCGCGCCACACGCAACGGCGCTAAAACTAATGTCGGTTGGGTTTCGCTGCCGGCCATGTACAAATCATTAATTGCGGTAAGTGTGGCTACACTTTTGCCCATCCCCATACCGGCCCACACATTGCAGCGGGAGATATCTAGTTGATGATTAATGATAAGGTTTTGGTAGGAGTGGGGGGTGAATGGTTTCATACTATCCCCCTTAGCGTACACGAGCGATAATGTTTCCCGCACTTGTCATTTTGAGTTTAATTGTCATTCCGTCTTCGGGAAGTTGTACGTAATAAAAAGCGTTTTGCTCCCAGCAGGGTCTGTTTATAAAATCAGTAACCACGTGTAAGACTTTGGTCATATTTGCATTATCTGGTGCTTCAATCATTATTTTCATTTATCCTCTCGCATCCTCTAAATAAACTGGAACGACAATAAGTTTTTTATCACTATTATTAACCATTAATTCGGCATCAGATTTATCAAAAAATACCGCTTTTAGAGTTTGGTATTTGTCATTGTTAAAATTGCAAACACCAACATCATTACAGACTGCGTAAAATACTGTATCCATAGGGCGCTCGCTTTACGTTCTTCGTGTAAATTTATCGTACATATCGGATATGAATTCCAACGCTGATAATGTAATGATTATCGGTAATATAACTCCCCAAAGCACACTAATGACCGTATTTTGGAACAGGTGCGGCTTATCGTTAGACTTAGTGTAACGTGACCATATCGCTAGGCCTATAAATACTAATATACAGCTAACGCTGTAGGCCGAAAATATGTAATTTACCGTGCTATCTGACATTACTAATTGGCTCCCGTAATTTATAAATGGAGTTTTGGGTTTTTATATATCCATCGGTTTTGTATGTTTCAGAATTAGTTACCAGAGATGTTATTATTTCGACCCCATCTCCAAATCGGTTACGGCTGTCATTAAATACTCTGCCATATGCTACGGCTTTGCCATCCCGCGCTTTAGGAAAATCCGTTAATTCTAATTCTGCGGTGTATTCAATTGGTTTATTACGTAGCGGGTTATTAATAAAGGCGGCAGATAAGGGTTGTTCTTTATAGTCATTGTTCATAAATCTTTTCCTTATTTAATTTTCTTAACGGGATATTTACAGCCAATCATTTGATGAAATACCCACGGAGCGAATCGGCCTAAACCTATTCCGCTCCATTCACTAAAATTCCAAACCTGTAACCAAATCCAACGCCATAGATAAGAACGGCGTATGCTGTTCATCTTATTTTCTCCCATTAAAGTGAGTTAACCGTCATAGCAACCACACGGCATATCATGGTCAATATCGTCTATGCCACAGCTATTCGAGTTATCTAAAAATTCGCCCCAGTTCCAGCGCCGACCTAATCCTTTTATTTGTTTCAGGTCGGCGGATTGTTCCATTGCGAGTGCTTTTTCTACCAGTTCAGGATGGTCTTGTTGAAGGCGCAGAAGCTCTGGTTTTTTGGTGTAAGGGCAGCACCAACAGGCGCTTTTACCCGGTCTGGGTAGTCCTGTCCGTTGAATGGCGTCTATGCACGCACCTCTATCCCAGCCCCAATCATACAGCGGGTACTCATACTGAAATTTCTTGGACAGAACGGCATCATTAGCCAGGCTGCGGCGGGCGTTTAGTACCCGCTGCTCTTCGTCGAAATCATAGCCAACGAGCATAATGATTTTCTCACCCCGTGCCCATGCTGCCTTACAAAGCGGGTGGTTATTCCATTCTTTTTCTTGCGGTTCGATTTTGAATTTTTGACTGCAATTTTTAAAACCATAAGCTACGGCAGGTAACATATTTCGTTCGCGGTAATAAGTATACAAATCTTTTTCTTCATATACCCAATCTGCTTTTGTTTTGCCCTGGCGAAATACTTTCTTGCAAACGGTAATTGGTGGGCCGCCATTGGCGAGTAACCAATTATTTATAACGGGGAGGTAAGCGTAGGTATGCGGTCTTTCACAACCGGTATCGGCAAAGGTAATTAAATCGGGTATTAAACCAATTTCTAATAAGCCTATTAATAATGCAACTGAATTCGTCCCCCCCCCCCATATGACATAACTATCACGGTATTAACCTCGCTTATAAAACGCCATCCAGTGTGTATACCCGCGTTTACCCGACGGGTGCCCTATAACCGGTTTTATATCTGTTAATGCCAATATCTCACGGGTTTTAATTTGGGTTTCATTCCATTTGAAAATAAGTGTTCGTTCTGGTCTAAGAACCCTGAACGCTTCTTTAAATCCTTGGGCTAAGTCTTCGCGCCAATTGCTTTTATCCAATGCGCCGTATTTCTTTCGTTGCCAGCCATTTTGACCAGCGCGAATTAAATGCGGCGGATCAAAGACCACTAAATTAAAGGATTCATTTTCGAAGGGCAGGTTTCTAAAATCGGCGATTAAATCGGGGTTGATAGCTAATTCCCTGCCATCACATAAAATATGCTGCTTCCTGCGAATGTCGCAAAATAAAACATCAGAGTTAGACTTATCGAAATAAAACATTCTGGAGCCGCAACACATATCTAATATAGGTTTATTCACTCCCCGGCTTCCTTTTTCTGTTCCAGAGGTTGATAGCTATCCCCCTGGCCGCCCTCTACCAGAGTAAAAATTTGGGTAGGGTTATACATTAATGAACCATACTTTTTATATTCTTTATCCGCCGAAAAATTATCTCGGTATGAATATTCTGGGTAAACCGGATAATACACATCCACTCCCCCATCATTGCTAATCTCCCAAGCAATGATGGGATGATAGTAGCCGTTATGTTTATTCTTAAACCACCATCCGGCTATAGCAGGGATTATTTTTATTATTTTTTTGCTCATATTATTGCCTCCACCTTCTTACTGTCCAAAACAACGACTGTTTGCCCCAATGCCCTGAGCCGTTCGTGTTCCCGTAATTGATCAGGGCGGGGCTTTTCGCCCGGCGCTTTACATTCGACAAACACCACACGCCCATTGGGTAAAACCACAATACGGTCGGGCACGCCTCGCCGACCGGGGGACACGAATTTATAGGCAATGCCGCCTGCCTTTTTCACTTCATTGACGAGATGCTTTTCGATCACGTCTTCGCGTATTTTCATTATTTTTATCCCGTTCAAGTTGTTTTAGGCAAAAATCAGAACGATTTTCGGCCCACTCAATATTCTGGGTATTGCGGGAATGGCGAGCGGCTTTATTCCAGATTTTTGATGCCCGTAAATAATCGCCTTCGCGTTCAATGTGCGCAGCCTCACGCGCAGCCCGAAAATAGAGCGGGCTGTCTCGGTATTTAAATGACATAAAGGTGTCTCAGTTGTGTGAACAATAACAGCTTTCAGAGAAAGCTAAGGCCAGTGGCGACGGATCATCGGGATGTGAAATATGGTCGGTGTGATAGATCTTTTTCCGATAGACGACGGAATAACCGTCTTGTTTAATAAGCAGCAATTTCCCCGTGACAGTGCGACTGCTGAACCAACGCCCATTGCGGGTGGTTGTTATGGTAAAGCAACATTTTTCATCAATGGCGACGGGCTTCGGTTCGCCGTAATAGCCGCTGCATCTTTTACAACGTTTCATTATTTAATCCTTTCTGTAGTGGTATGCTTCAAACCCGCCTGCGTTCAGGGGTAAGTCCGGTGCCCAATTGGGATTTGTTGCGAGTAATGAACTTAAATGTTCAGGTGAATAATCAGCGGAATCGGGGGCTTCGCTGATTATTTCATCATGCACCGTGAGTACAATGTCATACCCTTCGTTTTCTATGCGTGGCATGTTGGCGGCTAAGACATCACGGGCAGCCGCTTGGGTGACGTTTTCGACCAGTTTCCCGCCGTAGGTTTTGAGCCGTTGCCATTTGCGACTGTAAGGGTTGGTGCCCATGTAACTGATTTGCCCATCGTTGAGCCGAGGGGAGGGGTAACACACCGCCCGGCCGGACGGTAACACTACACGGAGCCAAGCCCCATCACGACGAACGCGTAACTTACGGCAAGGAATGGTTGTACCGGGTGACGTAATGGTACGCTTAACCGTGTCTTCCAGTTCATACCAGAATGTCACGGTTTCGGCGTGGGCATGGCGCCACATGCGTTTTAATGAATCGCAGGTGATAAACACCCGTTCGCTCAGACCATAGGTGTTTTTCTGTTTGACGGATTCGGTATACCAGCGCCGGGAGTTTTGCTGTACCGAAGCCGGAATGTTGGGTAAGGCAGCCTCGGCGAGTTCGTCTAAATCAAGGGAATAGGTGAGGGCGAAGGTCACGAAAGCCGCAACGCCGCCGCCGTAGCCTAAACCCAGTTCCATGACTTTACCGATTTGCCGCTGGTCTTTCGTCACGTCATTTGGCTCAATGTTGAATGCGCGGGCATAGGCCAATTTGTAGAGGTCGGGGCCGGTGCCGTTGTCGAATTCATTAAATGCTTTGAGCTTCCAGTCTTCCCCCGCCAGCCATGCCAACATGCGCCCTTCGATATTAGACAAGTCAGAAACGACCAGCTTCTTATATTTTGGTGCGATGATAACGCCGCGAATGGCGGAACTGGTGAGTTCCATGATGTTATCGAATAGCAGGTCAGCACAATTGGCTTTCAGGGCTTCGATACCGGTGTCGATGATGCCTTGGTCTAACGTAGCCCTAGGGAGATTTTGCGGCTGGAATAGGCGTCCTGCCCAACGTCCGGTACGCGATGCACCGCAAAATTGCAACGTTCCCCGAAGTCGACCATCTGAACTAATCCCATTCATCAGTGCCTTGTATTTACTGGTGCTGGTCGTGCTGGCCTGTAACCGGATGGTCAGCAATTCCCGTAACGCAAGCGGCAAATCGGGATCGGCAATGCGTCTTTCCAATGTGCTTTTTTGCATATCGGGCAGCTCGACGCCGAACGCCGTGGTGATATGCCGTAACATCGCATCACGCTGCGTAGCCGCTTGCACATCCCCGTCGGTCAGTTTTTGCGTGCGTTTTGCCAGTTGTTTTTGTTCCTGTTCAACGGCATCAACGGCGGCCTTTGCCAGCTGGATATCCATGTACACACCGCGATCGTTAATCTGTTGGTCGCGGTGCCATAGTACCAGTTCATCTCCCTGATAGTTCCACTTGGGCAGACAGTTATGTATTTCGCGCATGGCTTCAATATCCAGTCCGGCATAGGCAACAAAGCGCTGCCATTCTTCGGGATGGGTTTTGCTGGTAGCCCGCCTGAGCGCGGAGTTTTTAGGGCGAGGCTTACAAAATAGCTGAATTAAGGCCTTGCCTTCTTTGTCCTTGGCTTTGTCCGCTGGAAGGCCCAGTACCTCACACAAGGCACCCAGTGCGCCCGGCAAGCCGTGCGCCAATGCCTGTACCATCGTGTCACGCCAGCGGGAGATGCCCAGATACAGCCTTGGCATAGTACGGCGCAAAACGGTACGGTCGAAGTGGCTGTTATGGGCGAATAGAATAACGGTAGGATCGAGTAAACTTTTATGTAACTCTTTTGGCATGGATGTACCACGGGTCACATCCCATACCTGCACAGGGTTATTGTTAACCGCCCATGCAAATAACATAATTTCGGCATGTTCGGCGTAAGCGTGAGTACCATTCTTGATCGGTATCTCGCTGTAGGTTTCGAGGTCGAGCCAGAGAATTGTTTTATTCATTTTGATTAATTAAATTTGAGGTAAGCATGAGTGATGGTGTATTGAAAATCGGAATTCCTATTATTATTTCTATATTCTCAATGATTTTTTCTGGGATGGCTTGGTGGCAATCTAAAGAGCAAACCAAGCTCCAAGAATTAAACTATGAGAAATCTACTGAACCCCATATCACAATTGTTCCTTCTAACGACTCAAAAAAAGGAGAGAATGGCTTTTACTTATTTAATGGTGGATTAAGTACGGGTTATATTGAAGATATTAAAATAAAAATAAATGATGAAGTAATTAATATGCCAGAAAGTTATTTTGATGTGGCTAATATTTTGACCGATTATTTCGGTCTATCTAATCCGATTAATTGCATTAAATATGGCATACCTAGGAAAGGAGACCCTATCATTCTTAATGAAATGATCCCGTTTTGGGTTGCATCGGGAAAAGAGTTTAATTGCACCCATGATCATCTTAAACTTTTCAATATGATGTTCTCTAAAGATACAAACCTTGATATTATATTGACGTACAAATCGGTATATGGTGTTAGTTATCAATATTCTTCTAAGTTAAATTTAAAAACACGATTATAGTTTTATAAAGCCCCGTGTGGCATCGGGGCATATGCTTAATTAGTCGGTAACCCAATTAAGGTATTTAATGCTTCGCGGCGAACGGCGGGAACAGGGGCGGCTTTATTCATTTCTTTAGGCAGCAACTCGGCAGCTTCCGGCCATTCTTCCAATAGTCGTTTTACACTGCGGACTTTTAATAACGCGGCTTCCACATTATTAGTGATATCGTTTCGTTGACTTTTTAATTCGCCATAGCGTTTTTCTAATTCATAGAATTCATTCACCAAGGGATTATCGGCTAATAGTGTGGTGTGTTCTGGCGTTATTTTGGCTATGTGTTTTCGACTGTCAGGATATTTAAAACGCCCAAGAGCACCATTAAAATATGCATAAACCCGACTGCCTGCTAAATTGAGTCTTATGCATATCTCTTCTCTGATAGGCATGGCCTTTATGCGCAATGGCTCAGGGATTTTAGTCGCCAGCTTTTTCATTTCTGACAGAATATCTTGTATGCCCTGTTCCATACTTTCACCGCCAATGGCTTCTATTCTTATTTTCTCAGCCCATTCTGCACGGTCTTGAAATAACTTATCTTCTTTCTCGAATATCCCCGCTTTAGCCAAGGCATTTTTAACAATTAACGATTTTATTTCTTTGGTTAATATTTTCTGTGTCATGGTTTTTTACCCTAAGAAAAGCCCCGTAAAATTAACGGGGCAATTAAACGTATTAAATTAATGCCTCTGCTTCAGCATCTGCCCCTTCGCTGATATCGTCAAAATCATCTACTGAGGCTACGCCGCCGCCTGCGAATGCGTCACCGTCTCGGAAGAACTGAACCCCCGAGAGTGATGCGGAGATTCCTTTACCATTATTTTCATAGGCAAAAATACTGATAGTGGCATTAACATAGCAACCGGAATACGGTTTACCATCCTGAGCCGTGAGTGGTGAACGGTCGCGGTCAATAACCAGTGGGCGTGATTTGTTACTGGCGGAAATATACATATTTCCCGCGTAACCGTCGTAATCTGGTTTATCATCACCATCACGGAAATTAAACCGCATGCTATTGCCGCGAATGCTTTTAATAATGCCCTCGGCTTTAGCACCCCATTTGTCTGTTGCCACTTTCTTAATTGCCGCTTCAATTTCGGCAGTTAAGTCTTTGCGTTCTTTTGGAATTAGGAACGTGGAGCGGAATTTAAAATCGCCTTGCCCATTCACTTGGGTTGCTTCAAATAAATCAGGGAATGCCAGACGCACGTTTTTCAAACTAATTTTCATGGTTCTACCTTTTTTATGATTAGATAAGATCAGCAATGAGCGCATCATCAGATACGTCTTCAAAGTCATTTATAGGGTTAACATCCAGTGCTGGACGGGGATCAGATTCGGGTACAACAGTCGGTTTGCCGTCAGATCGAACGATAAGAGATTCGAGTTTGCTCCATTTTTTCGGATAGTCTTTTTTAAGGACTTTTTCCGCCTGGGGAGGTGTAATTAATTTCTTGGTGTACATCTGGTCTTGCTTGAGTTTGAAGCCTTTTAGCATGACTTCGGCATCCGCTTCGACACCCCAAGACCGGTCGCCTTGCTTGCCCTCGACTAACTTAAATCCGGGGACGGTATGTCCGGCGTTGAGCTCATCGTTGACTCGAATCCGAACGGCCTTACACCAGCTTTCGATAAAATCGACCTGCGCGTATTTAGCAGCCAGGGTTTGGTGGTCATAATGCGGGATTTGCGCCTGGGCTTTTTCTATTTGTGTCTCTAACGGTAAGGTAAGATCGTCAAAGTCATCTAAGACCGTGCTCCTTACTTGTTTCGTCAGGGCATCACAGAGGGTATTGGCCTTACAAAATCGGCACTGTTTTTCTCCTGGTGTGAAGGTGTCTGGGGGCAGGGTGTCCGTACCTTCGCATTGGGCAATATTGAAAATAGTAATGACCGATGCAGCGGCGTCTTTGGCCCGTGCCCCGAATTGGCGTAAATTCTCTACATTTACAGCCCACTCTGAAATATGGTTCAGTCGGGGCTGGTGGATGAACAATCGTACCGTTTCGAAATCATAGAGCATGTCGAACTGGTCAAGGGCACCGAGGGCGTACAGCATGAGTTGCTCATTTTCCTCAGCATCAACCTTCACACCCTTACCATATTTCAGGTCGTGGATTTGTAACTCACTGCCATTGATAATGATGGCATCAGCGGTGCCGAAAGAGTTCTCGACACCAATCACCTCGGAGAAATCTACCCGCTGTTCGATTAACAGTTCTTTCCCTTGCGCCAATCCCCAGATCGTTTCAACATACTGCCCAACAGCTTCGACCATTTCTTCATTCACCTGCGGTGTGTTGGGTTTGAGCAGGATATGTTGGCCGAGGTAATCGGCCGTGTTTTGCCCCATAGTTGATGATTCAATGAGCGATTTAGGGCTTTGCCGATTGTTCAGGACAGTTTCAGCCAGAGCATGTGCCGCTGTACCTTCGATCGCGAATGGTGATGCTGTGTCGGGTTGGTTCATTTCCAATGCCAGACTACCGTGACAACGCAGCCAACGATGTGATGATGACGGGGATAGTTTTGCATGTACCTCTGGCATAACTAATCCTCCAATGTAGCTTCGGCCAAGCGAATAACCTCAGAAAGGTTGTCGAGCGGAACTTCCCCTAGCCTTTTGTTACCTCCGCATTGTTTGATAATACTGACTGCTTCTGTGCGATAACCACCTTTAGCTAATCGCAAAATAAGTTGTTCGGCTTGTGAGAATAACGTTTGTGGGTCAACTTCTGGTTCTGGTTCTGGTTCTGGTTCTGGTTCTGGTTCTGGTTCTTCGGCCTGTTTACCTTCATTAAGTAGTTCCAGCGCGAATTCTCGCCGTTCAGTAATACCGGGGATGTTGTCCCAGTTCGCCAGTATTTCCAGGCACAAATCTAAAACAGTGGCTTTTGTCAGTGCGTTGAGTTCTTGCAAACCCTGTAACGCAGCATCAAGAGCGTCTGCTTGGCCGTTACGTTCTTCGCCAACACCGTCGATAATGGCACGGGCTTTTGCCAGCTTATCGGCAGTCAGGTTATAAGCATCGTTCTTGAATAAGACGGCAAGGGCAACGACAGTTTCCAAATCAAGGGATTCAATATCGACGGGCGTGTTATCAGCTTTTTTCTTCGTGGCTGTTTTTACCTTCTTAGTCGGTTGTTCAACTTCATCAGCCAGTTCAACCAACTGCTCCGGATTAAATGTGAGTGTGGTGGTGTGGGCTGCAACGTTATTCGATAGCGCCGAAATAAGTTGCGTGATAAGGGCATTTTGTTGCTCCAGGAGTACATTATTGTGTTGTAGGGATGTTTCTAAGCTCATTTTCCTAGCCTTTCTATTTATGAATACAGGGTAATGGGGAATCGGGTGGTAGGGTTACGTTTAAGTGCTTCACATTTCCGTTGCCAGCGCAGGCGGCGAACGGCGTTGTTTATCGGATACTTATCGACGGGAATTACTTTCGGTTTCACGTATTAACTCCTCTTTATGCATATCAAAAAGCACACCCACCAAAAACTGGCGGGCGGGTGTGATAGCCCAAGGACAGGATGTGCTTTTTGATAGGGGGAGTAGGGCGTGGGAACGCCCTTTATTTAGGTGTTATTTTTGGACAGAGAAATAAGGGCTTTAGCGTGCAGTTCGGCGGCTTCGCGGGTGAGGTGGATTAGGCCAGCAGACAGCCGAGCCTTATCAACATCGCTATCAAGCCACCAAGAACGACTAACCCCATCATCATCCCAAAGAAAGCCAGTATCTACATGGAAATACTCAGCTTCCTCTTTCAACGATTCTCTCACCGGTTCAGGAACGTCGAAGCTTCCAATTTTGATGGTTCGGGGTTTTAAGCGGTATTCATGATCAAACCAAAACTCAATGGGGCCACGGCAATCTGACCATTCTTCACCGTAGTACTCCCTATATTGAAAGTGTAGCCATGGTTCATTTGTTATGTGTGCAATGGTTGCGTATAGAGTGATTAAATCGGCGTGAATATGTGGTTTAGTCATTGTTATTAGCTCTCAATAAGTTTTGAAAAACCATTGACCAAACTTTCAGCTAGGTTTTCCAGCCTGGCTGTTTGATGTGATATTCCTGATGGGTCATGGAATGCTTTTACTTCCCGCATGACTATTTCTTTGTAGGCATCAATAACTGCGGTTTTTATCTCTGAGGGTAGAGCCTTAAACTTCGATTTTGGTGTAACGTCGGTAATGTGAATACGGGGGTATGCGCCATCAATTTCGCCTAAATCGCATTCCATTAGTTCAGTTGGGGTACGCCCGAAATAATCCGCGATAGTTTTTAAAGTCGAATAAGTAGGATCTTTCGTTTCACCTGATGTTATCCGGTGTAATGTTGATTGTTGTATACCTACGCATTTGGCTAGTTTAGCGACGCTTTTCATATCGTGTATTACCGATAAATATGCTAAGTTTCTTATTAACATTTCTAATTATCCTATGTGTTAACTAATTGGCTTTGATGGTGTGGCGGTCGGCGCTGATCTCCGACTTATCAGATCTCACTCCTAGGCGATATAACCGGCATTCCTAGGCATTTTCCATGTGGCTGTACTTTGGTTATGGCCGCCTTATAGCCCCAAGCTACCCGACCGTGTACGATTTCTCGTTGGTAACTCTCCACCGCCTGATCGTAGGTAAGCACTGCACATCAGCCTGTGCGTTCTCCACACCTCAAAGCCAACTGCACTTTTAACCACACTCTCGCAGTGGTTGCGCTCATGCCCTTGAGTTACTGTCGCACTCTCGCCGCTAATAACCGGTGCAAGTTGGCTTTCTTACTGCTCTACCGGAGCTATTTGTAATTATGAACCTTAACCCGTCGCTACACAGGCTCACCACTTGGTGCCACTTGGTGACTCAGGGCAGCATCATTACTGCTGCATTAACGCATTGCGCTTGCGGTCTATTCGCTTTGTTAAAGCATAATTATTTTCCTTTTGGTTAATTGCAGCACATACCTTCCTGCCAGTGTTGCCCGTTCGCGCCCGTTGCCCACTCTCGTGCGGAGCTAACCTTCCCACCGACCGGATCGCGCCCGATGGTACGTCGCATTTCATGCGTAGGGGTCTAAACAGGAAGCTATGTGCTGTTTTGACTTTCTAAATTGTTAAAGAGCAGAATCCAGAATTGGATTTAAATTCTTTATGGGATTTATGATCCCTTTGTGGATTTAATATAAATACAAAAAAGGATAAATTGCAAGATAAAAAAAGCCGCTTTTTGCGACTTATTTTATGTGGTTGTTTTTGAAGAGATTATTTTACTAGGAGAGGTGGCTTAGCTATTCCTGCCACATAGTGCATGGTTTTGATCGTATTTTTAGGTGCACGTATAGGGGCTTGGTCTTCATTAACATTTAATAGATGGTAGTACCCATCGCGCTCAAACAGAAAGGTTTTAACTGTGGTGACACTATTTTCGGTTGTGAGTAATACTTCATCCCCAGGCGAAATTTTGTTATTAGGCTCTACGACAACAAATTCGCCTTCTTTAACCCTAGGCATTAATGATGTGTCTAAACATTTCACTGCGTACACATCTTTATCGTAGGATGGCCAACGGATATACCCTTGACGTTTATTTAAGCTAGTTTCGTCTAGTTGGTAGTTTTCTTTAACATCGGCATTAATACTTATATCATCTCGGATAGGTACGTTAGGAAACTTCTGAGTGTAGTATTCTCCGTCGGCTTCAATAATGGCTGTCGCCTCGGCATCTTGTAAATCACACTCAACTAAATCTATCACAGAAACGCCAAAGAAATCAGCCAATTGCTTTAAAGTCGCGTACTTCGGGTCACTGACTTCGCCAGCCAATGTTCGATGTAATGTTGGCTGGTTCATTTTCAGGCGCTTGGCAAGATCTTTTACACTAGATATGCCATGCGTCTGCATCAAATACTTTATATTTCGAGCCATAAAATCAAGCCCAAGCCCAGCCGCCATTTCTACACCTCGGTCAATTATTAATCGGTTATTCATAATGGTATATACTAAAGAGTTTTAGATTCCTTTCCAGTATTGAAATAAATTCCTTTTTCGTATAGCTTGCTCTATATACTAGCTGAGGAGCATTAACTATGCACGAATTTCACCCACGAGAATTAATTAAAAAAATCATAGATGCGGGTTTTAGCCAAAAACAGGTGGCTAAACAAATCGGTGTTAGTCAGGCATCGTTAAGTCGCATTATGACTGGAACCAGTCCAGACCCCAGATTATCTACTGTTCGTGCTATTGAACGTTTTTACACCGAATTTGTGGACAAAAAATAATAGGGTGTACCTATATGTTAGAACAAAAACGCTGGGGAGCATCGCCAGAAGCGTGGTTCCATCTCGATCTGATAATGGGTTGTACAGAAAAGTTGTTACCTGTTGTGTGTAACCCTAATGCCCAGGTTTCCCCCGATTCATCGTTAAAAAGCATTGGTAAGACACCCAGCCGCTACAATCGTTCACGGCAAGTAGTGGGTATTCCTAAATGGACGGAAAAAATATCGACTGATTCCGATATTACTGCGTGGGCAAAAGAACCTGATTACGGTATTTGCATGCGTACGGGATTAGGTGAGCTGGCGATAGATTGCGATAGTGAAAATGGAAACGTACAGGCACAAATCCAAGCATTGTTAATCAAGATACTTGGTAAGTTGCCTCCTCGCCGTTATCGCGATAACTCGAACAAGTGCCTGTATCTTCTGTCAGTGAAGGGCGAATACCGCAAACGTATTCACCGTCTGGCGAATGATTTAGGCATCATTGAGCTGTTGGCCGATGGTCAGCAATTTGTTGCAGCGGGTACGCACCCCAGCGGCGCACGTATTCAATGGGATGGTGGCTTGCCAAGTGATCCGCTTGAAGTCACACCGGAACAGTTAGAAATGTTGTGGTCGGCACTGGCGGAGCATCTGCCCGTTACCAGTTCGACTGAGGCTAACGCTGCCGGTAAGTTACGCGACCGGAGTATTGTCACACCCAATGCCACTGATGAAATCGCCGACTATCTGGATGCGAACGGTTGGACAGTATCGTTTGGTAAAAACGGTGAGCGCTACATCAAATGCCCGTTTGAAAGTGGGCATAGCATTGAAAGTGATACCACCAGTACCGCGTATTTTCCTGCTGGGACTGCGGGTTTCGAACAGGGCCATTTCAAATGTTTGCATGGTTCATGCGCGCATCGTAACGATGGTGATTTCAAGATTGCTATTGGATTCGGTAAGGATGACTTTGAAGATTTGACCGAGTTAAAAGAAGACGAGCCAGCATTTACCGATATCGATATGGATATGACCAGCCATTTTCTTGAGCGGTTTATCTATGTGGTAAAAGGCGACCAAGTTTGTGATCTGTCCCGGCCGCCGTACCGTAGCATCATGGATATGAAGTCCTTTAAGAACCTGATGGCACCTTATCAGTTCCCTGCGGTAGGTAAGGGTAAGAAAGAACCTGTGCCTGCAACTAAGAAATGGTTGGAACACCCCAAAAAGGTGGTAGCTGAAACGATCGGCTATCGTCCCGGAGAAGGGCGCTTGATTCGGGGGCTTGATGGTTGGCTGGAGATCAACGAATTCTACTTACCTCAACACCCGAAAGTAACCAATTTTGATAAGGTTAAAAACGTTTTTCTCAAACATATGGATTATTTGCTGCCGGATGAAAAACAACGATTGTTCTTTATCGCTCGCCTTGCATGGATGGTACAGCGACCTGCACGTCGTTGTCCTATTACCACGCTACATATCTCGGTACTGCATGGTACTGGGCGTGGTTGGGTTATCCAGCTCATGGAAGCCATATTAGGTGTTTGGAATTGTACCCGCGCAAAGATGGATGTGATTTGTGCGAACCAGTTCCATGATTATCTTTACCACTCGCTGTTATGTACGGTCGATGAGGTGAAGGAGAACATCGATACACGTTATTCGATTAACGATCAGCTTCGAGATTTACTGACTGAACCGCGATTTGAGGTGAATAACAAATACGGTAAGAAAATAACAATGGATATTTTCACCAGTTTTTTGTTTTTCTCTAACCATATCGATGCGCTTTTTTTACCAGAAGAAGATCGCCGTATTGCCGTGTTGGGTGGCCCTGATTTTTTACAGAACGAAAACTATTTCAATCCCTTATATCAGGCATTAAAAGATCCTGAGTTTATCGCACAGGTCTATTGGTATCTGATGGCGGTTAATTTGGATGAGTTCGACTGGCAACGTGCCCCTGAGACCGAAGAACGGCGGTTAATGATAGAGAGTAGCCGCTCAGATGTAGATACCGTGCTGTTTGAATTAATTGCAAATCCTCCGGTGGCGGCTATGACTTATCAACAGATAGTGAATTATATCGCTTTGGACATTGGTCTTGAGGCAGATATCAACCCAAAACGAGTAAGTAATATTCTTCGTAGTAAGGGTTTGAGTCAGGCAAGTGCCATTAAGTTTAACGGTAAAAAAGAACGACCTTGGCTTTTAGCAAAGAATTATAAGGCTAGCAGTAATGAACATATTCGTGCTGAACTGGAAAAATGCGAAAAATTGCTAAATGTAGTGTGAAAAGGTGGCAGATGGTGGCAGATAAAATGCTATCTGCCACCTTGTAAAATGCTTATTAAACAATATGTTAAATATAAAAGGTGGCGGGTGGCAGTTGTTTTAAAGATATACATGTACGCGCACGCACACACGCACATGTGCGCATGTATTTATTTTAAAAATATCTGCCACCTGCCACCGAAAAACGGTAAAGCTAGTGTTCACAAGGTGTTAAGCAGGTGGCAGTTTCATTTTTATCTGACACCTCACTTGCCTCCTAATGGGAAAATAAGTCGCGAGAGGCCATTAACCTTGTTTCTTAGCGCTAAAAACACACACCGGCACGTAAGCGCGACGGCTTTCAGTGAAAAAAATTCAGGATACATAAAACTACAGGGTAAAATTCTATGCGTGATATTCAACAAGTGTTAGTTCTTTGGGGAGGCTGGACGACATCAGACGTCAACTTGAAAGTAGGCTGGTCGCCAGTTGCTGCGGGATTCAGCGGCTTGCTGCCTGCCAGTGGCACCAGCCGACCAACGTGCAGCGACGAGGATGGATTGATTATCGATATCTGCGTTGCAAGGCTACGCGCGAGAGGGCGCGAAGAAGAGTTCGATTACATCAAGCAGCATTACATGCTCGGCTATTCCAAACGGGAAATAGCGCGCGACCTTCGGGTATCTGAGAGCTTAGTCAGGCACAAGATGCAGGTCGCAGAGAGCTTTATCGCGGGCTGCTTAGAAATGCTTGATATTCAATTAGATATGGATTTATCGATTAAAAAACAAACAATCAGGCATTGAAAGCTAGTGCGCTGCGCAAAAAGTGTGTTATTGTGCTAAAAATGGTTTTTTATATCCTGAGAAAAGGCGCTCAATTTAGAGCGCCTTTCTTTTTGGGCGAAAACTGAAAACTTGGAAAAATAGCGATTAGGCAATCAAATTTATGCGAACTGCAATAGTGGTGATTTGTTAATGAAATGTTATACCGAAAATTAGCTCATTGTAGGCGAGAAGATTGTGATTTTTGAGGCTTAGACGGTGTTTTTTAGCTGAGTTGCAAATCTCGGGTTCGTCTAAGACTCATTATGTTAAATAGGACCGTTTTTTAACAAATTATCTATGCCATAGGCTGCACTTAAGGTGTGGCCTTTTTCATTTCTGGTGCCAGCAATTACGGCGCTTTTTATACTAACTCACCTAATGGTCACTCCGTCAGTGGGGTGGAAATATGCGTATGGACAAATACACAAGCCCCACTGCGTACACATGGGGAGCATTCACAACGATTTTTGGGGCACTGTCATTGAATGACTGGGCCATTGTTATTGGCATTATCTGCACGATAGCCACCTTTGCGGTGAACTGGTATTACAAGCACAAGGAGCATACCCGCAATGACAAAGACCAAAACTAAATTAACGGCTTCTGTTATTGGTTTGGTGCTGTCCGGTGCAGGGGCTACGGCTATCCTTTCTCAGTTCTTGGATGAAAAAGAAGGTAACCGGCTATCCGCTTATCGTGATGCGGGCGGCATTTGGACTATTTGCCGGGGTGTCACCCGGATAGACGGCGTACCCGTTCGTCAGGGAATGAAACTAACCTCCAATCAATGCCAAGCCCTCAATGCCAAAGAAGCCGAACAAGCCATTGCATGGGTCAAACGTCATGTGCGAGTGTCGCTGACTGAACCTCAAATAGCCGGTATCGCCAGCTTCTGCCCGTACAACATTGGCCCTGGGAAATGTTTCTCTTCCACGTTCTATCGGAAACTCAACGAAGGGGACAGGAAAGGCGCTTGTGCCGAAATTAAACGCTGGATATTTGACGGCGGTAAAGACTGCCGGCAAACCCAAGGGCAAGCGAACGGCTGTTACGGTCAGGTTGAACGGCGTGCCCAGGAGTCGGAGTTAACGTGTTGGGGGTTAGATGAATAATCATTCATTGCCGGGACTGATGTTTTTGTTTGCTTTCATTTTGGCGGGTTTTGGTGCGAATGGTTGGGGCTGGTTTTTGTTCATAGGGGTATTGTTGCTATGAAAAAGCTGATAGTTGCTTTGCTCATAACCTTAGCGGGGGCTTTATATGCTGCGCAATACTACTACTCGAAGTACGATAGACAACTCGAAATTCACGAAGACAAGATAACCGAAATCCAGCAACTGACAGACACTATTAACTACCAGAACACGCACATCGAAATGCTGCATGAACTGGATGCTAAGCATACGGAGAAACTCGCCAATGATAAGATTGAAATCGACACTCTTCGGGCTGATGTTGCCGCTAGTCGTCGCAAGTTGCGCATCAAGGCAATCTGCCCCGTGCATGAAGCCATTCCCTCCGGCGGTGTGGTCGATGCAGGAACCCCACAACTTACAGAAGCAGCTCGACAAGATTATTTTCGTCTCAGAGAAATGATGGCGGAGAACGAACAACAGACTAAGTATTTGCAGGAATATATTAGAAGTCAGTGTAGTGAATGATGAGGTATTATATTTATTAATTTGCGTGATATTTACAGCCGACTTTTAAGAAAAAAGTTAATATAGCCTCCTGTTATTTACCCAACAGGAGAATAGTAATGACAAAGTATAGAGAGTTACAAAATCAGTTAAAGACCTACAACCACATGCAAAGTGAGTATTGGAACAGATTAAACAGAGAGTTTTATAATTTTGAGGAGCAGCTTATTGCGTATTTAGATGCAGGTTTATTTGATGGGTACGATAGTGAAACGAAGGAAAGAACAAATGTGGTTTTATTTGGTAATATTTGTAATGGTGAATTCAAAGTTAAAAAATCAACTGAACTTATAAAAAATGAAACCAATCCAAAGAAGCAGAAACTAGTATTTGCAGTGAAAATTTCAATTGGGTTAAGGTGTGGTAGCACTTACGATAGGTCTAGTGTTTTTGAATGTTCTTTACACGGGGCTTCTGAAAAGGTTTATGTTACGTTTATCACCAATAAATATAACCAATCTCGTGAAATAGAATGTAAAAAGACCCATGAAAAAATTGATTTTTTACCCGCGTGTGAGTATATATTTCAGAGTATGATGAGTGATATTAACTCGGAGACATTTAAATAAAGTTCTAAGCAAGCAATAACCTAAGCCTATTCCCTTAAGCCATCCGCCAAAAGCGGGTGGCTTTTTCTTTTTAAGGAACCCAAAACATGACCAGAGCAATAAAAATGACGACAAAACAGAAAATGTTTTGCCGCGAATATCTGGTCGATTTGAATGCAACACAGGCGGCAATCAGGGCGGGATACAGCCCGAAACGCGCGAGCGAGATTGGCTACCAGTTAATGCAAAAACCCTATGTTGTCGCGCTGATCGATGAGATGAAAGCAGAGCGCAATAAGCAACTGGGGATTGATGCGAACTATGTCCTGATGCGCCTTGTTGAAATCGATCAGATGGATGTGGCGGACATTTTGGAAGAAGACCTGAGCATCAAGCCGTTGTCTCGATGGCCGGAATCCTGGCGACGATACTTAAGCGGCTTCAATTTGGCGGAGATGTTCGAAGGCCGGGGGGATGAGCGCGATATGGTCGGCATTCTCAAGAAAATCAAATGGCCGGATAAGGTTAAGAACCTTGAATTGCTGGGTAAGCATGTTTCCGTTCAGGCCTTCCGCGAGAATGTGAAAGCAGAGCACACCGGCGCTAATGACGGCCCGATTGAGTTAGCCAACCTGACGGCAGAGCAGGCAGCAGATGCCTACAAGAAAATGATGAGGTGATTATGCCTGTTCCGTTTCCGTTTGATTTTCGCAACCCTGATTACAACGCGGTGTTTGAATGGCGGATGGAGCGGTTACAACGTATTCGCCAAAATCCCGCGTTATTACCCCCGATGCGGGCATTTTACAAGGATAATCCGGGGCAATTTATTATCGACTGGGGCATGACCGTTGACCCGCGTAATGTGGAACGGGGATTACCTGCCCGTATTCCTTTTATCCTGTTCCCGCGTCAGGAAGAGTGGATAGCGTGGTTTATGGAATGCTGGCGATTGCAAGAGCCAGGCATTACCGAAAAAACCCGTGATATGGGCATTAGCTGGCTGACTATAGCCACTGCTACATCGATTTGCCTATTCAATCGAGGTGTCGCGGCGGGCTTCGGCTCCCGTAAAGAAGAGTACGTCGATAAGTTGGGTTCGCCTAAGTCACTTTTTGATAAGGCGAGGAACTTTATCAACCTATTGCCCGCAGAGTTTCGGGGTACGTGGGATATGCGCAAACATGCGCCTCATATGCGCATTCTTTTCCCGGATACCGAATCGGTCATGACTGGTGAAGCCGGCGACGGGATTGGACGCGGTGACCGTGCTTCGTTCTATTTTGTCGATGAAGCCGCATTTCTAGAACGCCCTGAGCTGGTGGATGCGTCATTGTCAGCTACTACCAACTGCCGACAGGATGTTTCGACACCTAACGGTATGGCGAACTCATTTGCCCAACGCCGACACAGCGGGCGTATTTCCGTTTTTACGTTCCATTGGCGGGATGACCCACGCAAAGATGATGCGTGGTATGCCAAACAGAAAGAGAAACTCGACCCAGTCACGTTAGCGCAGGAAGTCGATATTAACTATCAGGCTTCGGTCGAAGGGATCCTTATTCCCTCCGAATGGGTTCAATCTGCGATTGATGCACATATCAAGCTGGGCGTTCAACCCACAGGTATTCGCATGGGCGCGATGGACGTTGCCGATGAGGGCAAGGATAAAAATGCGTTTTCATGGCGCGACGGTTTCTTGTTAAACGGTATTGAGGAATGGTCAGGTAAAGGCTCGGATATTTACGGCTCTGTTGAAAAGGTCTTTGGCTGGTGCAGTACACACAATTTAGGGGCTTTCCGGTTTGACAGTGATGGATTGGGGGCGGGTGTTCGGGGTGATGCCCGAATTATCAATGACCAACGCAAAGCGCTGCGAATGCCACTTATCACTGCAACGCCATTCCGGGGCAGTGGGGCAGTATTTGATCCGGAAGGGGAAGCCGTACCGGGGGATGCGTTCAGCGCAGCACGGCTGAATCAGGACTTTTTCGCCAATGCCAAAGCACAGGCGTGGTGGTCATTGCGAACCCGATTCCAAAAAGTTCATCGTGCCATGAGCGAAGGGCATTTTTATAACCCTGATGAACTGATATCCATTTCGAGCGAAATCCCGCTGAAAGACAAACTGGTCATTGAGTTATCGCAGCCGACCTATTCGGTAAATGGTGTCGGGAAAATTGTCGTGGATAAAAAACCGGACAGCACGAAAAGCCCGAACTTGGCGGATGCAGTCATGATCAACTACGCCCCGATGGATACCTCTATGGAAATTTGGGAATTATTAGGACGAGGTGCTTAATGGCGAAAAATCGCAAAATACAACCCACAGTGGACAGTTACGAAAATATGCTGGCCCGTATCGGGATGAGCACGCCTAACCAACATGCGGCATCAACATATCGTCCGAACTGGACAAGCCGTAACAGAACACTGATTGAATATGCTTACCGTTCGTCATGGATAATCGGTGCAGCGGTGGATTCGGTGGCCGACGATATGACGCGCAAGGGCTTTCGCATTACCTCGGAGATAGATCCAAAGGCAAGGGGCATTTTGGAATCGCAGTTTGATGAGCTGGAGCTGTGGGAAAACCTGAACAATATCATCAAATGGTCAAGGCTCTATGGCGGCGCGGTGGGACTCATTCTGATAGAAGGGCAAGCCCCGTTTACACCATTAAGACCGGAAACCATTGGCAAAGGTCGGTTTAAAGGGTTACTGCCACTTGACCGCTGGCAGGTTGAGCCAGATTTAAATCGCCGTATCAAGGACATTGGTAAGGATTTGGGCAAACCTGAATTCTATAACATTGCTAATACCGGCCGAGGCATTCCAGCATGGAAAATCCATCATAGCCGCCTGATACGGTTTGATGGTGTGACACTGCCGTATCAACAAGCCCAGACTGAAAATGAGTGGGGGATGTCCGTGGTTGAACGCATCTATGATCGCCTCACGGCTTTCGACAGTTCGACAATGGGTGCAGCACAGTTGGTTTATAAGGCACATCTGCGTACTTACAGTATTGACAAGCTGCGTGAAATCATCGCGATGGGCGGTGCCCGATTAGATGCCTTACTCAAACATATGGACATGATCAGGCAGTTTCAGAGTAATGAAGGCATGACCTTGATGGATAAATCGGACGTGTTCGAAACCCATCAATATTCGTTCAGCGGCTTAGATAAGGTTTTAGCCCAGTTTGCCGAACAAATATCCGGGGCAGTGGGTATCCCGTTGGTGCGGTTGTTTGGTCAGTCTCCACAAGGTTTTTCGACAGGGGATGCTGACCTAGCTAACTACTACGATAACATCGGCACCCAGCAAGAACGCCGATTGCGCCAACCTATTCGGCGATTATTAGATGTGATGCACCGTTCAGAGTTCGAACAGCCATTACCGGACGATTTTACTTTCGAGTTTAACCCGCTATGGCAAATGTCTGATCTCGACCGCTCTACCATTGCGGTAAATACCGTTAATGCACTAAATGGGGCACTGGATGGCGGCATGATGAACCTTAAGGCGGCCATGAATGATTTGCGGGAGATGGCGGATGTCACGGGTATTGGCGGTTCAATAGCGGATGAAGACATTAACAATGCGGAAGATGGCTCACCGCCTCAGCTTGGCGAATTAGGCAATCTCCTACAACCAGCGAATGCGGAGGCAGCAGGAAATGCGGATTTAAACGGTGCTCAAATTTCCAGCATGGTGGAGATTGTTAGTTCAGTAGCCGCGGGAATGCTGCCTCGGGATACCGGCATTCAGATGCTGATTTCGTCCTATCGCATGACGCCACAAGAAGCCGAAAAAATCATGGGGAGCGTAGGCAATGGTTTTGTCGCGAAAGAGGAAGAGAACGCCTCCGAAACTATCCCGCCAACCGGAAAACCAGTATCGAACGAGTCTACGGGCGATAGCACAGGCGGTAGGCGAGATCGTAAGCGGTTCTTACGATGGTTCAAATGATTCGGTCACGGAAATCATGGCGGCACTGGACAGTTACAGTGAGTTAATTACACCGTGGGCGCAACGGGTAGCACAGCGCTTTGCCCTTGATGTGAACCGCCATAACGAAAAACAGTGGCGGGTACGTAGCCAACAAATCAGCCAAGAACTGCGCCATCTGGTGGATAACGCCCCGGTAGGTCAGGTCATGCGCTCCATCATTGAAGAGCAAGTTAAGTACATCAAGTCACTGCCCATAGAGGCGGCAAACCGCGTATATGACATTCACAATCAGGCCATTGAAGCGGTGGTCACAGGCGGTCGCCATGAGCCGTTCGCACAGAAAATTGTCCGAACCGGTGAAGTGGCAGTATCACGGGCGAAACTCATTGCCCGAACTGAAATGGGCAGGGCAGAAGTAGCGTTAACTCAAGCGCGGGCGTTGTCGATTGGCTCTACCGGATACATCTGGCGCACAGCACATGATGGCGATGTCCGGGACTCTCATCAACACATGGAAGGGCAATTTGTTGAATGGGGCAAGCCACCTACCTTAGACGGATTAACCGGTCATGCCGGTACTCTGCCTAATTGCCGTTGTTACTGCGAAGTCGTCATTCCTGAGGCATAATAACTGTTTTATCAATAAGTAAGGTACATATGATGTCTACAGGTTATTTTCTAACAAAAGGGCAAATTGATATTTATGGGTGTACTGCATTTGGGATTCATTTAAGTTCTAGGCATGGAATAGCCTATGAACTGGCTGAAATGCTTCTATTTGCGGAAGGGCTGGAAAAGAAAGGACTCACTCGATATGTTGAAAGTATCTTTTATGATTCAGGTTCATGTACATGTAATTTTGAGTTTACGCATGATGTGGAAAAATACAGCAAAATAGCCGATCAGATAGAATTAGTTGCGATGGAACATATTTCTCAATTTGAGATATTTGACAATATATGCCATGGCAATACTCAGCGAAACTAGTTATTGGTTAATAGGGCCCTGCATAGCAGGGCTTTTTTATGTAAAGGCCATCCATGAAATATTTCTTTACTAGCCGTCTTGGTAACACGCGTTATCAACTGGCTGATGGTTCCCTATTGTGTAAAGACGTTCCCATTGCCAGAACGGGAACGCAGCTTTATTCCGCTTTTGATCTACCCAGTTTAGAGCCGGATGATGAGGGGGAAATTGTGGTTGAACGTTCCCCCTCTGAAGTATTCCACGAGGCGACACTGGCCTCATTCGAGGGAATGACTATCACAATACAGCACCCCGAAGACAACGCCGGAAATATCATGTTTGTAGACCCTGATAACTGGCGTGAATTGGCGTATGGGCATGTTCAAAATGTCCGACGTGGTGAGGGAGAACAATCTGATTTGATGCTGGCAGATTTGATCATCAAAGATACGGAAGCAATGTCAGCCATTGATGCGGGATTTGATGAGGTGTCGTGTGGCTACAACGCGGAATATCGGCAGATAACCAACGGAAAAGCGGAACAATATCAAATTACAGGTAATCATGTGGCTCTGGTACAAGATGGCAGAGCCGGTACACGTTGTTCAATTGGAGATAGTATGTCTAATACAGCACAAAAATGGTTTAACAGCCTGAAACGGGCGGTAAAAACCAAAGACTCGGCCGCTATGGAAGAGATGCTAAACAATGCGCCTGAGTCCATAACTGGTGACGAAGGCACGGGGGAATTGCCCAAAGCAATTAATATTAATATCAGCCCACAACAACCCCTGCCCAAAGAAGATCCAGAAATGAAAACAGGCGATGAGCAAGTTCCTGAATGGGCAAATGCGATACTTGCCCGTCTGGATGCTTTGGAAGGTAAAGCAAGCACGGGCGATAACGTTACCGATCCAAAAGATAAAGCGCAAATAGGGGATGATGACGAAAAAGACGAAAAAGACGAGAAGGAAGAAAAAATTACTGGAGACTCAGCATATAAAGCGGAGCTGATTATACCGGGAATTGACTTGGCTACACCGTCTAAATTGACCGCGTTTAAACGTCGGGTACTGGTCAGTGCAGATCAGGCGATGGTACGAAATATCGTAGGCGATGCCGAAATCAAAAAGCTGCCTAAACGTGTCGTTGATATGGCCTTTAATGCAGCAGCTGAACTGGCGAAAGGCCGTAATACCCAAGCAACGGGTGATTCCCTTCGCAATAAATCCTCTGGCAATCACATTGCCGACCTGAATAAAGCCAACGCCGAATTCTGGGCAAACAGGAGTAAATAACATCATGACAGCATATTTAAAGCGGATGCCTGTAGGCATTGCCGGGGATATCTCACGCCGACAGGATATGACCGTTGAACCCGTTGTACTTAAATCAGCGAACTTGTTTCCTGCTTACGGGTTGGTGGGAAAGTACGACGATAATGGCTATTTCGTACCGTTGGCGGATGGGGATACGGCAGACAAGATCCAGGGGATTTATGTCCGCCCCTATCCTACAACCAGTATGCCAGACAAGGCTTACATAATCGGAACAAACAACAATTACACAGGCGATAACCTGAAACGAGGGTACATGACCGTTAAATTGGACGGTGACGCATCCAGCATTAAAAAAGGGGCTCCAGTCTATGTGCGGGTAGGAAAAGCCGCCAAGGAAAGCCCATTAGGGAGTTTTTTAAATACGGAAATTCCGGGTGAAACGGTACTGCTTCCACAAGCCCAGTTTACGGGCGCGGGCGATGCCGAAGGCAACGTTGAAATTTCTTACAAGATTTAAGGGAAAAACATGCTTACATTTGATCAACGCACCATAGATAACAGCGGTACGTTTTTGGTGGGAGAGTTGGAACGCTTAGACCAGACGCTTAATTTGCCATTGGTGCAGTATACCCATAGTCGCGATATTCAATACCGCGAGGATGTGACCATCGCCGATGAAATGGCAACATGGACAAATACGCAATTCGCTGCGGCAGGCTCCACCAACCCGAACGGTAAAAACTGGATCAGTGGAGACGCAACGGCACTCGCAGGTGTCAGCGTGAAGATTGACAGAGACGGTAATCCATTGACGTTGTGGGGAATGGAATTGGGCTGGACAGTGATAGAACTGGATGCCGCACAACAGGTAGGACGCCCAATTGATTCCCAAAAGCACGACGGTATGATGCTGAAATGGAATATGGATATTGACGAGCAGGTTTATATGGGTGACGAAGGACTGGGACTACAAGGCCTTCTGAACCAAAAACAGGTTAATTTCAGCAATGCCCGTAAACCGTGGGCACAGTCTACACCGGATGAAATTCGCGAAAGTATCAACCAGATATTGAGTGATGCGTGGGCACACTCCGCGTACACAATGGTGCCAACCGATTTGTTAATTCCGCCTGAGCAGTTTGCGTTATTGTCATCCATTATAGTTTCTTCGGCAGGTAATCAATCCCTGTTAACGTACCTGAAAACCAACACAATCGCATATCACCAAAACGGTATTCCGTTGGATATCCGTGCAGTGAAATGGGCAAAAGGGGCAGGTGTGGCAGGTAAAGACCGGGCTATCGCTTATACCAATGACAAGAAGTTTGTTCGCTTCCCCATGGTGCCCTTGCAAAGCATCCCAATCCAGTATCGTAGCCTGTATCAAATAGTAACGTATTACGGCAAATTAGGTGCGGTTGAGCTGGTCTACCGTGAATCATTGAACTATATGGACGGTATCTAAATGAAAATCAGGGTACATACGGCATTTCGATTTACTCATGATAACGGTGAATCAGAAGTTTTTAATATCGGTGTCCACAAGGTTCTCCCAGAGATCGCACAACATTGGTTTGTACAAGCCCATGCGGAGCCTCTTGATACGGTAACGGAAACAACACCGGCAGATTACGACGCTGAACTGACTGAGCTTCGTGCATCAATAACCGGATTATCTGAGCAATTGGGTGAACGTGACAAACAGATTGCTGAACTGAAACAACAGCTCGAAGAGCGGGACACCCAAATTGGGGAATTGTTGATACGAGACAATAACTCGCAGGGCGAAAACCCGCCTACTAACGGGGGTAAAAATGGGGGCAACAAGAAATAGACTGCTGCCCTCCATTGCCCAGTTTCGCCTCGACTTCCCGCAGTTCTCTGATAAAGCCCAATTCCCTGATGCTCAAATACAATTCCGGTTAAATCTGGCGGATAAACAGTTGGATGAAAACCGGCTGGGGGACATGTTTGTCTACCTGGTCGAGCTGATGGTTGCCCACTACATGGCGCTATGGGCAGCGGATAGTCGGTCAATGGCGATAGGCGGTGCGGGGGGCGCTAATAGCGGTGTTGTGTCATCCAAATCGGTAGATAAGGTCAGTGTCAGCTATGACACAGGCGCAACGCTTAATCCGAATGCGGGGTTTTGGAATAACACCCGCTACGGCTCCGAGTTCTACGAAATGTTGATGATGTTCGGGGCGGGAGGTATCCAGTTATGAAAAGCGGTCTCACTATTAAAGTGGATAAAGCTAACGCGATTTTGGATGCGCTGAAAACTCTCGGCAATCGTGATGTTTTGGTTGGGGTTCCTGCTGAGAATAGCAGCCGTGATGATGTACCGTTCGGTAATGCCGGTATCGGCTATATCAATGAATTCGGCTCACCAGCCCAAAATATTCCGGCGCGCGCCCATCTTCGCCCAGGCATTCGCTCCGTGGAAGAACGAACTACGGAGCAATTGAAAATCGCGGCGAATGCAGTGCTGGACGGCAAGCAAGACAAGGCTGAAAAGGCCCTGAATAAAGCGGGAATAATCGCTGTGAATGGTGTGAAAAATTTCATGACTTCACATGATTTTGAACCTCTCGCTGACCCCACGGTTGAGGCTCGTGCCAGGCGGGGGCGTAAAGCTGCTAAAGCTGAAATGGAAAACAGAAAGGCAGGTATCGCACCTAATAATGCTAATGCCCGGCCACTTATCGACACGGGTGCTTACCGTCGTTCCATCACCTATGTTGTGCGGAATAAGGGGGAATAATGCCATTTTTAGATGTGACAGAGGTTCTTTCTGATCCTGATTTTTGCGATCCTTCACTGACTTACAAACGTCGAAAATCTGTGATTGATGATGATGGAATTCCAAGTACACAGGAAACTATCACTCAGTTTTCAGGCGTAGTCACAGTAGACCGCTCTATTGAGGCGCAGCTTCGTATGTCAGGCCAGACAGTGACAGGCAATATCTTGATTGTCACCACTGAGAGGCTAATAGCGGGCGCAACGGGGCATATCGGGGATATTGTTACTTATCAAAACCGCGAATATCTGGTGAAGTCCGTTGATCCTTATACGGCTTATGGGGCAGGCTTTGTGCAGGCACATTGTGAACTGATGCCATTCGATGGCGGTTCACCATGAACTCCTCAGAACAGGCAGGTTGGCTGATACCGAATAACGAACTTGTTTACGATGAGGCGTTGGAAAGGTTACTAAGCCAATGGCTGCGAGGCCTATCTGGTTTATCCAATGGAATGGTACGCCCACGTTGGACTCCTGTTCCGGTTGCGCAACCATCAGCAAATACAGACTGGTGCGGCTTTAGTATATCGGAAATTCCTGCGGATGATAACCCCGCGTTTGCCAACCAGATGGATGAACACAGCGAACTCTGGCGGCATGAAGAGATTGAGTGTTCGGCATCATTTTATGGCCCTCGCAGCCAAGGGTATGCCAGCCGCTTTCGTGATGGTCTCGGCATCAGCCAGAACAACGCTGAACTTAACCTTCTTGGGTTGTCGGTCGTCAAATATTCCCGGATCACGTCTTTTCCTGAATTCATTAATAACCAGTGGGTACGCCGCTATGACATCACTGTCACACTGCGGCGCAAAGTGATTCGTCGGTACAGCATTAAATCACTGACGAGTGTACCGATTAAATTTTTTGGAGATTAAACCCTATGCAGGGCTTACCTATTTCAAACATTGTTAACGTCAAAGTTAACATGGCACCGCGCGCTGCTTCGTCCAGAAACTTTGGTTCGTTGTTGATAGTCGGTGCCAGCAATGTGATTAATACGCACGAACGGCTGCGTTACTACACTGATATCGAAGGTGTAGGCGCAGATTTTGGCATGGATACCCCAGAATATCAGGCCGCTGCGCGGTACTATTCGCAATCCCCACAACCTATTGATTTATATATCGGACGTTGGGCAAAAGAATCAGTATCAGCAGTTTTGCGGGGAGCAGTTCTTTCACGTGCGGAACAAATCCTAAACCGCTTTACCTTCATTACTGATGGCTCGTTTAAGCTGAGCATTGATGGTAAAGAGGCCACTATATCAAGTATTGATTTCAGCAAAGAAACCAACCTGAACGGAATTGCTGAGCGGGTGGCTGAAAAGTTGAAAAATGCGACCGTATTGTGGGATAGCATTTCTTCCCGCTTCGCAATCTCACTGCAATCATCTGGGAAACTGGGCTATATCACTCGTGCAGACAATGGCACTTATATTGGTGATGTACTGAAACTGGATGAGCTATCCGGTGCAACGGTCATTGGTCCGACACAACCGGAGACCATTGCCGACGCAGTAGCAACGTTGGGTTCAATGTCGAATGCATGGTATGGATTGGTTATCGCGGATAATACGCTGTCTGACCGTGATGTGTTGAGCGTTTCACGGTATATCGAATCGGCATCTGTTTCTCGTATTTACGGGCATACGGTTGCTAAAACGGATGTACTTGATCCCGATACTGTAACAGACATTGGTTCTCAACTTAAAAGTGCCTTTATCGGCCGTACACTCTGGCAGTACTCCGCGCAACCTTATGCCGTAGCCTCATTGTTTGGGCGTATGTTCACAGTCAATTTTCAGGGTAACAACACCACAGTAACCCTGAAATTCAAACAAGAACCTGCCATCAGTGCAGAATCCCTGACAGCAACACAGGCGAATGCATTGAAAACGAAATCCGGTAACGTTTTTGTTCACTACAACAACGACACTGCCATTATCCAAGAAGGTGTGATGGCAAACGGTACATTTATTGATGAGCGCCACGGGTTGGACTGGTTGCAAAATTATGTTCAGACCAATCTTTATAACCTGATGTATACCTCAACGACCAAGATATCCCAGACCGATGAGGGTGTTACTCAGTTGCTGGTGAACGTTGAACAATCACTGGCTCAGGGGGTGACTAATGGATTGATAGCACCGGGTGTTTGGGGTGGGGATGCATTCGGGGCACTGAATCGGGGCGATATGCTGACTAAAGGTTACTACACCTACGCACAACCTATTGCTGAGCAGGTACAGGCTGAGCGCGAGAAACGCAAAGCTCCGGTTATTCAATGCGCTATCAAACTCGCGGGTGCTGTGCATTTCGCCGATGTCATTATTAACGTAAACAGGTAATCACATGGCTACATATTCATTTATGGACGTGTCCGGCACGATAACGGGTATTGGTGGACATGTCGATTTAGCTAATGGAGCAGCGACGTCGGAAGAAGGCATCACCATAGCAATGGTGGAATCTAAAAATACTATGACCATCGGGGCAGACGGTGAGGTCATGCATTCACTGAGCGCAGGTAAAGGAGGTACGATTACCGTTACATTGCTTAAGACATCACCCGCCAATGCTAAGCTGATGCTGATGTACAACGCGCAACAATTTTCTTCATCAACATGGGGAAACAACGTCATTCTGATCCGCAACCGTGTATCAGGTGATACTACGGCGGCACGCTCAGTCGCGTTCAATAAAATACCGGATCTTTCCAACGCTAAAGTTGGTAATACCGTCGCTTGGGTATTCGATTGCGGCAAAATCGACACAATATTAGGCACATTCTAAAAGGGGACTAATATGGAATTTGAAATTGAGGGTAAAAAGTACAGAGCTGGCAAATTGAACGCATTTCAGCAACAGGATTTAGCTGTTGCATTAGTGCCCGTTATTCCAGCCTTAAAACCTATTTTGGGTAAATTGAAACCCAGCGTTGTTGGGGGGGATGGTAAGCCGGTTTTTGGGCAAGAGGATCTCGTCGATTTCCTTGCACCACTGGCGGATGCTATCCGTTCATTGGGGAAAGAAAATCGTTACGAAATTAACGATATCTGCTTGTCGGTTGTCAGCCGTGAATCAGGGGGTGTTTGGAGTCCTATCAATAGTGATCAACAGTTGATGTTTGACGACATAAACGGGCTGGATTTATTAAAGATTGTTGGCTATGTGGTTAAGGGAGCATTAGGTAATTTTTTTCCCGCACTGCCAGAGAGCGGCGAGTCATCCCTGGTCAACCCAGCCTAATCTTAGAAACCCTCCCTAACGGGCGTGATTACGTGATGCGCCCAGCCCTTGAAGGTATGTGCAAGTTTGAGTCATTGGAGAATGGCGTTATCGATCTGGCCGGTATCGCCCTGATGAATGATGCACTGGATGTCAAAGCTGAAAACGAAGCGCTAATAGCACGGTGGAGAGATGAGCAACACTAATGCAGAAACTATCCGCGATTTTCTAATCTCGCTGGGTTTTGATATAGACAATGCAAGCGAGCAAAAATTTAACTCAATGGTGGCAGGCGTCACCGCTAATGTGCTGAAACTGGGTGCTGCCGTGGAAGGTGCAGCCCTTGCTGTTGTCGGCTTTACGGCTCAGGTTGCCAATGGTCTGGATAAGTTGTACTGGCAGGCACAACGCACAGGCGGTGCGGTGGAGCAGATTAAATCATTGGGCTATGCGGTGAGTCAGGCAGGCGGCACGGTTGAAGGGCTGAACTCATCATTAGAAGGTGTGGCCAAATTCTTGCGGAATAACCCCGGAGGCGAAGGCTTTCTGCGTAACATGGGTATTCAGACCCGCGATGCCAACGGCAAACTAAGAGATACAGCCTCGCTCGTTGCGCTGGTGGGCGAACGGTTGTCGGCGCTGCCTATGTATCGGGCAAATCAGTATGCCAGTATCCTCGGCATTGATGAAAATACACTGATGGCGATGCGCCGTGGTATTGGCGGTTATGCTTCTGATTATCACCGGATAATCAAAACGCTCGGATATAATCCCGAAGTTGCATCCCAACATGCTAATGCTTTTATGACCCAGATGTACCAACTTAAGTTGGTAATGGGTTCAGCGAAAGAAAAGGTCGGCGGTGAACTTGCCAGGGTATTAACGCCTAGTGTTGAAAAATTCACAAAATACATCCTCGCTAACTGGCCGGCGATTGAAAAAATTATCATGTCGGTGGTGAAAGCCATCCTTACGATGTCCGAAATACTCGGTCAATTGGTTTTTCGAGGTGCTAAAGGCATTCAGGATTTGATTGGCTGGTGGAAGCAGCTGGATGATGGAAGCCAGAATTTAATCAAAATGTTCGGCCTCGTAGCTGCGGCATGGTGGGCGTTGAACCTGAAATTCCTAGCCTCACCTATCGGCATTATCACGGCATTAATGGCGGCTTTATTCCTACTCTATGATGATTATCAGACATGGAAAGAAGGTGGTGATAGTGAATTTAATTGGGGTAAATGGGAAGGGGCGATTAAAAAAATCAAAATGGAAATCACAGAGCTGACAAAGGAGTTCAAAGCATTAGGAACAGAAATACTGGAATTATTGGGTATTGACCCTAAAAAATGGTCGTTAAAATTCGAGTTTGAAGACCTTTCAAAAAGCCTCGGAGAACTTAGCAAAACGCTATCGCATCTTCTTGCTGCATTAAACCATCTTAATGATGGAAACCTTACGTTAGCCTGGGAAGAACTTAAGGCGGCATGGAAAGGTGACGAGCAAAATAAAAGAGATGTACGCCCTGTGGGTATCGATGCAGCGGAAAAACATCGTAATTTTATTTTAGACGGGTATTTTTACCTGAATAACAAATTGAATGAATATATTGTGCCTGAAATACTGGGAGGTACACCATCCAAAGTAAAAACAGACAGTAATCAAGCCAAAGGGAATACTCGCGGAGAGCGCAACAATAACCCGTTGAATATAGAATATGCCAAGCAAAAAGGTGCAACGGTAGAAGACCATCCTGAACAGCGTTTTGCTAAATTTAATTCGGAGTATATTGGCTTGGAGCGCACAGCTTGGCAATTGCGGCGTTATTTCAACGGGCTGACAGATGGTATAAAACGCCAAACGGTAGAAACCATCGTGGAAAAGTGGGCACCTCCGGGCGGGAAAGATAAAAACCGTACAGAGGACTACATCAATAGAGTTGCTCAGCGGTTAGGAGTAGGGCGTAGAGATCACTTAGATTTAAATAACCACGATGTTATGTACGCGCTGATGAATGCCATGAGTCCGGAAGAAATAGGAAAACCACTCCCTTACGATAAACGGTTAGTCATGGCCGCTATTGCCGGTACTCCAGTCCCAACTAATGCACTTGCTAAAAACAGTAGCTTTAACTTTAATCCTAAGATGTTTGATAACGCGATGGCGAATATTAGCAATATGGTGGGTAATATAGACCCTCGTATAGCTAATAATGCCCAGGCGAATATCAGTAACATGATGCGTCAATCAGCGCCTTATACCCCAGAGTTATTACGGGCAGAAGCCGGTGTAGCACACAACCAAGCTACAATAGCCCCAACCTACAATATTACGGTAAATGGTGTTGAATCTCCTCGGGAAGCTGCGGCACTGACAAGTGAAGCTGTACAACGTAATAACGCAATACTCGTGCGCAGCCTGCAAACTAAGGTGAGCTAATGGATATTTTATCGACGATATTTTCTCAGAATACGAGAAAAATAGGGATGATAGTGCCGAGTGTGGTCATTTCAGAGAAGCACCAAGATGCAACGGAAATCACTGAGCATCCTGTACAGCAGGGTGCTGCCATCAGTGATCATGCTTACGATAAGCCGTCAGAAGTGACAATGGAAATTGGCTTTGCGGGTGGTGGTTCTCTAATTGACGGCTTTAATACGCCTACTAAAATATTTGATTTTGATACCGAAGAAATACTGGGTAAAAGCCCCAAAGAAATCTATGAGCAGTTACTAAAGTTAAAATCGTCAAAAGAACCGTTCGACGTTACCACGGGTAAACGGCAGTATAAAAATATGCTGATCCGTGCAATTGAAGTGACGACAGATAAAACCTCTGAAAATGTCCTGATGGTTGTTTTAACCTTGCGTGAGGTGATTATTATCAATACCGCAAAGGTTGAAGGGATCGCTGCCCCACCTGAAAGGATGAAAGCACCGTTGGATACTGGGGGTGTTGTGGATAAAGGAACTAAAACACCAGTCGAACCAAAAAACAAAGGCAGCATTATCAAGCTAATTAGAAAAGGAGTTACTAAATTTTTGGAGGGTTTTGAATGAATATTATTGAAATTCCGTTACAAGCAGAAAATCAGCGGTTTGATATCCAATTAGGCGGCATCAATTACCAAATGCGTTTGCAGTGCCGGGACTGCGCAGGCTGGGTTTTGGATATTATGCACCCCAACAGTGAGCCAATTGTAAGGGGTATTCCGTTGGTTTTTGGTGTGGATATTTTGGAACAACATAGTTATTTAGGGTTTAATGGCTCGTTGGTTTTCTATTGTAATGATCCAAAAAATGAGATGAACAGGAAAGCGTTAGGTAGAAGCAACAGGCTATACTTTATCTCGTTATAGTTATTAGATATATAGCTAAAAGGGTTGGGTAATGTTAAAGACAATAGCTGTTGCTTTATTTTTGGTGTCCACTGCCGCTAACACTGCGAGTTTTGATTGCAACAAAGCTTCCAGTAAGCCTGAGAAATTAATCTGTAACACTCCGACCTTATCTCAAGCGGACGAGGCTCTATACGTCGACTATCTCCAAGCAAAGATTGCTACCGGAAATAGTGATGACTTTAAAAAATTAGTTAAACAGAACTGGAAACTGCGCGAAAAGAACTGTGAGACCGAAAAATGTTTACTGAATTGGTATGAACGTTCAATCGAATTATATAGGCAAATCGCTGCAAATAAATTGATAGGCAATGAAAATAGTTACCTATACGGTACCCCGGTAAAAATTAAAGGCACTTTAACTAAAGAATCGGTAGGCTTTCCATCTTTAAGGTTAAATGACCTTATTTCGGTATTTCCGCAAGAGGGAGATGAGGTCGGGGGCGACAACACACCGGAGTTTGGTGTCGCAGTTATGCAGCTTGCAATGTCTGATGATTCTCAATGGAATATATTTGAGAAATTTAAAGGGCAGAACGCAGTTGTTACATGTGGCTTGTATCACTCACATACCGCACATCACAAGACACCAGTGTTATGTTCAGTAATGGATATATCACCCATAAAAACAAGCAACGAGAAGCCAGTAAAAAACCAGAAAGAAAAAACGAGTAGATCCCTTGATGATTTTTTCACAAATAATCCGGAACTATCTAAGAACATATACATTAAGAAGGCGATAAAAGATATGGCAGGTGGTTACGCTTTATCAGATGTTTATCCTGCATTTTCGGATGAGACAAACGCAATCCGGACAAGAAATGCCAAGTTGTTAGAAAGTGGATATGATTATGCAAGGTTAGCTATCCGGGGGCTACAAAATAATTGCCAGGAGGGACTGGGCCGCGTGTTCGGACTTCAGGAAAAAGAATGTCAAATATTAAGCAGATACCAAGATAGATAGTAATTACAAAGTCAAACAGCCCCTTTAAGGGGCTTTTTCTTTTTTAGAGATAATGAAGTTAGTTTAAGCTGCTCCATCTGCCCCTAAATTAGCCAAAATATTAGGGGCAGATGGAGCAGCTTAATTACTCGTCTTTGTAACAGAATTGACTAATTTAACAATGACTAATAGTAGTAACAATAAGTCTTAAGTCATTTAGTGAGTATAAATAGTTTAATATTCGAGCCGGTTCGCAATTTAAAATGAACTGACTTTACAAAAAGTTACAATCAAGTAATAAATAGTATCGCTTTAAACGGCGAAGCCCTCCAGCTAGTAGCAATAGTCTGGAGGGCTTCTAATAAAACAGTCTACAGCCTAATGTGCGAGGTATAGACAATGACAATTATATCAGTTAATGAAACAGGTAATGCAAACGGCTTTACAACAGATGCTCAAATTTATGAAGGCGCTCAAAATTTAGCCTCACCAAATGAGATGAATGGTAAAGTTTTAGTTGATGCCGAAGCTTACTGGCGGTTGCGTAAAGACTTACTGGCTACTCAGAAAATTGTGAACGAGTTACTGACTCGGATGCGTTTTATTCACGATGGCAGCAGCATAGCTGAACATGATTACCCGATACACGAAGTGGTTTCACGTTAAACATTTTAACCCGCTTAAAAGGCGGGTTTTTCTTTTATACGAGGTCACTATGTCAAAACAATGGCTTCGCGAGTGCAGCTTGATTGTTGCAGATGAAAAGGGTGAAGGCATCGATATATCAGCCCTGAAAATAAAGTTTAATATCACCCGACCTTCTTTCGCTTATCCCGCTACAGGCATCTTTAAAGTTTATAACCTGAACGAAGAAACACGAAATAAGATCCGTAAAAACGAATACAAAATTATTAAGTTCAACGCCGGATACCAAGGTAACTCAGGTCAGATATTTGCTGGGCAAATTCAGTACACTTACACAGGGAGAGACAGCCCCACAGATACGTATGTCGTGATACAAGCAGGTGATGGAGATCAGCCGTATAACAACGCAGTCATTAGTATCACCATATCGGCAGGATACACACAGGAAGATATTGACCGGTTGTTAATGCGGGATATTGAGAAATACGGAATAGTTGCCGGATTAAGGCCGGAGCTTAATAAGAACATAGCCCCACGAGGTAAGGTTATGTTTGGAATGCACCGAGATGAAGTGTCCATTCTGGCCCGACAGAACGGTGCCGAATGGCGCTATGAAGACGGTCAATGCCACATAATTCCTAAACGTACCTATCTCACTGAGGCGGTGGTATTGACTTATCAAACAGGGTTAATAGGAATGCCAGAGCAAACAATCGGCGGCGGGATAAACGTTAAATGCCTCATTAATCCAAAGATCAGACCGGGGACATTAATCCGGCTGGACAATGAGTCTATCAATGAGGCGGGGAAATCCACTGGTGTTATTGCATCAAATAACAGTGAGATAGAAATGCCTGCCCCTATTGATGCCGATGGCGATTACATTGTCATTAACGTCAACTATTTCGGTGATACCCGTGAAAACATGTACTACATGGAAATGGTTTGTGTCGCTAAATCAGACCAGACATTACTCAATAATTCAGCACTACAAGCGGATGTGAGGCCAGCATGATCACTAACTTTGAACGCATCAATCAACCCGAAACGCCGTTCTTGTTAATGAAAGAGGCGGTCAGTTCAGGGCTATATGTTTCCGTACCGTGTATTATCCAGTCATTCAATGCCGATGCTGTTACCGTCACTGCACAGCCTGCGATACGCTGGTCAGTGACAAATAGCGAGGGTAAGACTGAATCAGTTGCATTGCCATTGCTGGTGGATGTACCTGTTATTTTCCCTCGCGGTGGCGGTGTTACTCTGACATTCCCCATAAAAGTAGGTGATGAATGCTTGGTAATTTTCGCTGATCGGTGCATTGATTACTGGTGGCAGAACGGCGGCGTACAAGAGCCGGTAGATCCGCGCCAGCATAATCTATCTGATGGTTTTGCGATTGTTGGTCCTCAGTCTCAGGCGAGGAAAATAGGCGGTATCAGCACCAGCGCGGCGCAATTACGGACAGATGACGGCGCAGCGTACATAGAACTGTCACCCAATAACCATAACGTTATGGTAAAAACCCTCGGCAAACTGACCGCAACAGCTAACAGAGGTACTGAAATCAACTCTCCTGAAATTGTACTTAACGGCAATGTGACCATTAACGGCAATCTGTCACAAGGTATGGGCACGAGCGGTGGAGTGGCAACCATGAACGGCCCTATTACAGTTAAAAACGATGTGACTTCGGGCGGTATCAGCTTAATGAAGCATCGACATGGAGGTGTTCAAACGGGTAGTGGAACAACAGGAGGACCACAATAATGCGATATCGACGAGAGGACAACGGTGATTACAGTTTCGGGCAAGGGGATAATACTTTTCTCATCGATTCACCCGAGGCAGTAGCACAGGCAGTAAAGACGAGGCTCAATTTATGGTCCGGGGATTGGTTTCTGGATACGGCAGAGGGCACGCCATATAGAGAGGCTGTATTAGAGAAAAACTATGCCAGTGCGATGTTACTCCGGGAGCGTATCCTTGATACCAAAGGTGTGACTGAAATTGTTTCACTCGATGCCAGCCGTGATCCTGACAGCCGTAAGATAATCATTACCGCTACCATCAACACCCGCTACGGCAAAGCCACCGTAACCAGCAAAAGATAACACTATGCTCAATATAGAAACTTTAGGGCTTGCGGCCAAAATCACCGCGAGCGGCGTTACTGCGCCTGATTATCCGACCATATTGGAACGGCTAACCGGATATTTTCGCCATATTTATGAGGATGATGCATACCTTGAACCTGACAGCAAAGACGGGCAGATGGTGGCAATTTACGCCCTGGCACTCCATGATGCCAACAATGCCTTGATTGCGGCATATAATTCGTTCAGTCCGGCAACGGCAACCGGTGCAGCTTTGTCGAATAATGTTGCGATTAACGGCATGACCCGCCACCGCACCACAAAATCCACTTGTGATGTGGAGATTATCGGTCAGGTGGGAACGGTCATCAAAAATGGCACGGTGCGCGATGTGCAGGGGTATTCATGGCGATTGCCGGATACGGTTACGATTGGCACACACGGCACCGTGACCGTGACAGCAGCCTGTCAGACTCACGGCGGTATTACGGCCGCTATCGGCGATATCGCTGACATCGGTACACCGACACGCGGCTGGCAGAAGGTAACCAACCATACTATCGCCACACCGGGGCGGGCGGTTGAGACTGATGGTGAATTGCGGATACGTCAGCGTCATTCTGTTGCCCTGCCTTCCCGCACTGTACTGGATGGCATTCTGGGGGCAATCAGTTTAATCCCCGGCGTTTCACGGCTGCGGGGCTTTGAAAATGATACCGGACAGATTGACGAATACGGCATTCCAGGGCATTCCATTGCAATGATCGTGGATGGTGGGGATGCCAGCACCATAGCCCGCACAATTGCCTTGAAGAAAACCCCCGGCAGCGGAACATTCGGTGATACCGTGATTAAGGTTGCTGATCGTTATCAAATCACTCACCCAATACGTTTTTCTCGTCCGGTGGATGTGCCTGTATTTATTGAAATTCATCTTATACCCTTTGATGGTTATACCACATTGGTCGGTGACCGGATCAAGGCCGGGGTCGTTGATTACATTAATTCTGTGCGTATCGGGGACAGTGTGTACCTGACCAAACTCTTTACCCCGGCAAACCTGCCTGATGACGACGAGGGCAAAACCTACGATATCACGGACATCAAAATTGGGCGTACCGCAGACACGGTCGTAATGGGTAACCTAAAAACCCGCTATAACGAGGCTGTCATCTGTCGGCCTGAGAATATTAAATTGGTGGTGACATGAGAAATTACCTGAAACTCATCACCCCGCAGCACCGAACCGCATTGAAATTCGTTAATCACATCGACCTTATTACCCGTTCACTCTCAGACAATGCTCAACAGGCCAGCCAGCTTAATGATGCGTTTTCGCTGGATAAGGCCATAGGGGTACAACTGGATGCAGTCGGAGAGTGGATTGGCTTATCACGTTATGTGAAGACACCGATTGTGGATGTGTATTTTTCACTGGATATCAGTGGATTGGGATTTGATGAGGGAAGCTGGAAGCGTCGTTTTGACAGTGGCAGCGGGTTTACCGAATTAGACGACGAAACTTACCGTACCTTGCTGCGGGTGAAAATTGAGGCTAATCATTGGAACGGATCCAGTGACATGCTGGAACGTATCTATCAGCGGATTTTGCCCGATAGCCAGACCTCAATTTTCTTCGTGGATAACCAAAACATGACGATGGATGTTTTTATGACCGGGGGCACGATACCGGAAGTCATTAAAGCGGTTATCCGACAAGGGTATCTCAACATCAAGCCGGAAGCGGTACGGGTTAACAACTATATCAATTCAATCGATAGTGAGTTGTTTGGTTTTGACATCCACAATCACTATGTCGCGGGTTTTGATACGGGTGGCTGGGCAGTAAAACTGTGAGGATATTATGGCAAAAAATGAATTTCTCCCGTTCGGTCTCGCAGACGGGGCGAACGTATTATCAAACGAAGAGTATGGCAAATTAGCCGCCCGCACTAACGGATTTAGTTCCGGCGTGGCTAAATCGCAAGAACTGAATAAAGTTTGGCGGCAAGCATCAGTAATCATGAGTGTTGTTGCACAGTTTATTGCTGAAACAACCGGAAAGGATGTGCTGGATGATGGGAATTTGGCAGCATTGCAAGCGGGATTGTTGAATGCTTTGCGGGCAACGGTTAGCGCTAATGTGCCTTCTGCATCCTTGAATGTTGCAGGCATTACCAAACTAAGTAACGAGGTGAATAGTAATGCTGAAAATGTGGCAGCGACATCAAAGGCAGTAAAACAGGTTGCCGACGCCCTCAACACCAAACAGGATAAAGGCGATTATGCCACCAATGCAGCACTAAATGGGGTAAGGGATCTTGCCAATGGCCGCCTTGAGAAAGCGAAGAACGGGGCAGATATTCCGGATAGAAAGGCGTTTGTGAACAATATTGGCGCGCTCCCTATAACTGGAGGCCGATTAACGGGCAAACTGTTTGTTGATGGTACTAATGGTCGCGATGCCGATATTGATGCCAAAGGCTGGATTTGGGGTAAAGATTTATTTGAACGGCATGATAATGGAAAATGGGCACAAGTCTACAGTGAAAAACATCCACCCACGGCGGCTGTTGTAGGCGCGTATTCGATTACAGAATCAAACAGCCGTTTCGCCCTGAAAAAATCCCATGAACCGTTTTCGTGTGGTGGCGTGGATGTTGAGGCAACTCACGATTGGGCGGGAATTAAATTAAAAAATGCCAATGGCTATTATGTCCAGATGTCGGCTAATCCCCATGATAAACCCGATATGTTAACCATATATTACCGGGATAGCGCTACTCAAACCCAACATTACGTCGGTATTCCCAAAAAAACCGGCATGGTGGCGCTCACTGAGCAATTACTCGGTATTAACCAACAATGGACGGATGTAACATCAAGCCGGGAGAACGGCAAGTGGTATATTAATGACACAGGTAAACCTATCGTTGTGTATGTTGAGTGCGCCCAGACTAACGCAAATACAGGGCCATTCAGTCTGGGTGGGGAAGTGGATAACCACCGAGTGGGGTATTTTTGGGTGACAGCCAACAGTATTTATTCCACCAGTTTTATTGTCCCGCCGGGCAGTCGCTATACCGTGAAGGCAGGGTGGGGTACTAAGTGGGGGGAAGGAATAAAAGAAGGTGCTATTGTTCGTTGGGTTGAGTTGAGGTGAAGATGAAACACTATAAATCGAAAGATAATCAAATTCATGCCTTTGAATCAGACGGTTCTCAGGATGCGTGGATTGAGCCGGATTTTGTCCCGATTACCGAAGAGGAAGCCCGGGCAATCCTTTACCCCCCTCCCACACCTGAACAATGGCAGCAACAGGCCGGATATGAAAAGCAATACCGGATGGACGTTGCTAAAGAGCACATTACCCCACTGCAATATGCCACCGACCTCAACATGGCAACGACCGAAGAACAGGCCGCACTGACAGCGTGGAAAAAATATTGCGTACTATTGAACCGTGTGGATTGCTCAATAGCACCGGATATCGCCTGGCCAAAACAGCCGAAATAAAAACAGGGCTTCATGCCCTTTTACGATGACTAACCCTGTGACATTCCCGAAGGGTGTCGTCTGGATATCCGTGTGCAGATGCCAGAGGATTCGGTGTGGAATTTGAGGGAGAAACTAAGCAAAGGGATTATAAGTACCTTCTGTTTTTCTTCACGATATTGGCTTTTTTAAGTTCGTAAGCTATTGAATTAGTTGATACTAAAAACAGTCTATTATAGTGAAAAACCAACTTAACCATATGATAAATATAAATATAATATGGATTTTAAAATCCCTCGGCTGTAAGGCTGTGCGGGTTCAAGTCCCGCCCTGGGCACCATATAAAACTTGCGGTAATACAGCGAGTTAGGGTTAGAAAAGGCCACCTTTACGGTGGCTTTTTTGCTTTCTGAAATTGCATGAAAAAGACAAAGTGGCGACGAAATGGCGACGGAGTGGCGACGTAAAAGTGGCGACATCCTCTAAACCCCTTCAATTGACCTGCTTTTTAGAGTGATTCAAATCACAAGTTGCAATTAAAAAATTCCACTTAAGTGCTATGTACAAGCGTAAAAAACCCCAGACTTTGATCTGGGGTTTATTTGTTTTCAATCAGAATCCAAATCCAATTTGTTCATCACCGTAATGGCTGGTCGGGAACGCCAGTTTCGGGACTTTAAAATCAGCCGGTAATGGCTGGGGTTTGGGGAGTGTCAAAAACCGTTCAATGGTGGTAATGGTGGTAAACGTACAGCCGCACAGGATATTTTGACATTGGTGATAACTGCGCCGCGTTTCTTCACTCATCATTTCACTGGTACGAGTCTTTGCCACAGCGCCGCATTGGGGACAGGTAAACGCCATGAAAAACCCTCATTTTGGGGTGTGCCTGCCGCGATTATAACGCATTAATTATTGTTATTGGTCACTTTCTGTCATGTCAGTGTCCTTAATTTTTAATTCCAGCTCTAACTGGGTAGTAAAGCCGTTATCACCGATGTTATGGACAACCCGCGATATCGTCCATGGGTGGCTGTCAATCGCCGTTTTGAATCCGCTAACGGTTGCGGTCAGATCCGGATAGAGATCAGCCCGACCCCGTGCAAGCGTGATGGCAAATTCCGCCGCACCGCGTTGTAGCTTTGACCATTTCGCCGCTGCCGCCCGTCGCGCGGCGTGTTCGGTCTTGAATGTCTGGCGCATCACGTAGACGTTCCCGTCGGCCCCTTCCAGATATTCCCCTTCGCGGCGGCTGGATTTTTCTTTTTTCTTCCTGGGCTTTTTCCGGCGGCGCTTCATGGTCGCCGTGGGTTGTTTGCCAAAATTCAAATCCAGCCAGAATGCCCGCACCCCGGTATAGGCAGCGCGGTCAGCGACGCGGAAACTATGGCTGTCGCCACTGTCGCGGGTCAGGGTAATCACCGGCAACGGTTTGCCGCTTTGCGATATCCCGCGCCCCGGAATGATAAACAGCAACCGGCCATTTTTGATGGTGGCAATAGCACCCAGCATTTCCGCCATCCGGGACAGGAAGCTGATATCACTCTCATTGGTCTGGTCAGCATGGTCAATTTCAATGTCCATCAGTGGGCGGCTCACGGCGGGTTGCAGGTCATAGCGCCCGGCGATGGCACTGACCACATCGCTCACGGTGACAGCGTGCCAGCTGTATTCCCGCTTGATATTAAACTCTTCCCGAAAGTCCGCGCTGCGGGCGGTAATGTCCAATTGATCCGGTGGCCCGCTATGGCTGATTTCATCCACGACAAACAGCCCCTTTTCAATCAGCGGCTCACCGTGCCAGCCAATCCTGACCACGATTTCAGCGCCACGGGGCGGCAGTTCAATTTTGCCGTCAGCATCGTCTATCGAGAGTTCCAGCGTGTCTGCCTCAAATCCGCGATTATCGGTCAGGGTCAGGGCGATCAGCCGCTCATTCAGCGCCGTGATTTGCCGCCCGCCAATGTTCAGGTCAAACGCCGGTTTTTTCACGTAATCCGTGCTGGTCAGAATATCGATTGGGTTCATGTCTGCGTACCGCTCGTTGAAAAATTGCCCCATGATTGCCCTGCGCGGGCGCGTAGACAACGCCCGCCCGGTGTCGCGGAACGGTGACAGGGGGGATTGCGTGATTATCACTGCCAGACGGCGCAACATAACCCCATCACAAACCCGATGAGGTAATTTTTTATGTCATTTCATCATGGTGTCTCGGTCAGGGAAACCACCCAACTCAGCACGCTGATCCGCGACATTAACACGTCAGTGATTGGCGTGGTGTGTACGGCTGATGATGCAGACGCGGAGGCGTTCCCGCTGGATACGCCGGTACTGGTTACCCGTATCAACAGCGTCATTGGCAAGGCGGGGAAAACAGGAACGTTATATGCCACGCTCAAGGCGATTTCTGACCAGTGCAGCCCCAAAGTGGTTGTCATTCGTGTAGCTGATGCCGCCAACCAAAAAGGCGATGGCGAGAAGAAGACTCAAGATCAGTTGGTTATCGGTGGTCTCAATCAGGACGGGCGTTATACCGGATTATATGCCCTATTGGCCGCGGAGATTAACACGGGCGAACACCCGCGCTTGCTGGCTGTCCCGCAACTGGATACACAACCCGTCGCCCTGCAGCTGGCGATTTTTGCCGAAAAGCTGCGCGCCTTTGCCTATATCAGCGCCTATGGCTGCAAGACACTGGCAGACGTGAAGCAGTACCGGGAAAACTTTAGCCAGCGTGAGGTAATGATCATTTACCCTGACTTTATCACCTACAACAGCCAGTCAGGGCAGAATGAAACCGTGCCGGCGACCGCCTTTGCGCTGGGTCTGCGTGCCCGGATTGATGCCGATCAGGGCTGGCATAAGTCTCTGTCCAACGTGTCGGTCAATGGCGTGTTGGGTATCTCTGCTGATATCTACTGGACATTGCAGGGCACAGACACCGACGCCGACGACCTGAACGGCAAAGGCATTACGACGCTTATCAAACGTGACGGCTTCCGCTTCTGGGGTAACCGCACCTGTGATGCGCAAACCTATTTCTTTGAGGTCTACACCCGTACAGCGCAGATACTGGCCGACATGATCGCCGAGGCGCATTTCGCCTATATTGATAAACCGCTGTTGCCGTCACTGGTGAAAGATGTGGTCGATGGCATCAACCGCAAGGGCGCACAGTTGGTCACCGAGGGGCGTTTGCTGGGGTTTGAATGCTGGTATGACCCGGCCGACAACCCGAAAGAAATGCTGCGCGATGGGACGGCGACGATCCACTATAAATACACGCCCGTTCCCCCGCTGGAAAATCTGCAACTGGTGCAGACGTTTACCGATGAGTATTTTGCTGTTTTCAATCAGTTAGGCTAAGGGGAAATTCGCATGGGGATGCCGAAAAAACTCTTTATGTTTGACGTCTTTATTGATGGTCAGACGTATCTGGGACAGGTTGAGGAAGTCACGACACCCAAGTTGACCCTCAAGACCGAAGATTATCAGGGGGCGGGTATGCCCGGTAGCGTGGCCGTTCTGATGGGCATGGATGGCGGCGCGCTGGACATGGAAGTGACCATGGGCGGGCTGGAAGCTGGCTTGCTGAAAACATGGGGCGGCCGCATTGACAGCCTGCAACTGCGCTTTGCCGGGTCGTACTATGACGACGCCACCGGGGAATCAGTCGCGTGTGAGATCCAGACGCGCGGAAGGTTTACTGAGGTTGATTGGGGCAGTGCCAAGGCGGGGGAAAATACCCAGCACAAGTACACCCTGAAAAACACCTACTGCAAGATTACGCTGAACGGTGACGAGCTGCACGAAGTGGACATGCTCAATCTGGTCTGGAAAGTGGGCGGTAACGACCTGCTGGAAAAACACCGCACCAATATTGGTCATTAATTTTTTAATTTTATGGCGGGGATCTGCCCGCCCAACGGAGAAGATTATGTCAAAGACAATTACGTTTTCTGCCCCAATGAATCTGGCAAATGGCAAAACCATCACGGAAGTGGAGATCACGGACACCATGAAACAGGTGGGTGCACTGCGTGGCCTGAAATTGTGGGATGTGATGACCAGTGATGTGAATGCCCTGATCACCTTATTGCCCAGAGTGACGCATCCACGCTTGAGTGAAGCCGATGTTGCCACCATGCCGATTCAGGATTTCACGTTGCTGGCTGAGGCCATTGCGACTTTTTTAGCGCCCACCTCGCCAACCAGCGAGACGAACGAACCGGACGACAAGTAATCCCTTGTCCGGCGGTTGATACCGACGACATTATTGCCGATATTGCCACGGTCTTTCACTGGTCGCCGTCAGAGTGCGATGGCATGACGGTCAGTGAATTACTGAAATGGCACGAACGTGCGGCGGCCCGTAACGGAAGCGAATCATCATGACCGATCGTAACTTGAATATTCGGGTTTCACTGAGCGCCGCCAACCGACTCTCCGGCCCCCTGAACGCCGCCAGCCGTGCGGCGGCGGGGCTGTCCTCCCAAATCAAGAATACCCATAACACCGCCCGCAACCTGCAAAGTCAGGCACGTACCTTTGAGCGCGTAACGGCTTCTGTTCAAAAGACATCAGAGGCCTATGAAAAAGCCAAGAAAAAGGTCAAGGAGTTGCGTGACCAAATGCCGCCGCTGGCCCAACAGACGGAAGCCCAGCGCAAGGCGTTGCAGGCGGCACGGACTGAACGGGATCGCTTTGGCCGCACGCTGGACAATGAAAAACAGCGCCTGCGCAATGTATCAGCCGAACTGTACCGGCATGGCATTTCTGCCCGCAATAGTGGCGATGTCACCGGCCAAGTGACGCGGCGCACGGAAGCCTACAATCGGCAACTGGCGGAACAGCAACGGCGATTAACGGCGGTCACTGCGGCTCAGGCACGCTACACCGCCGCCAGAGAGACGCGCGGAAAACTGGCGACAGCCGGTGCGGCGGCGATGGGGGCGGGGGCGGCCTCCATGTATGGCATGGCGCGATTTATTGCACCGGGGCGGGATTTTGATGCGCGTATGGCCAACGTGCAAGCTCTCACCAAACTGGAAAGAAACAGCCCGCAATACAATATGCTGCGTGAGCAGGCGAAAGAACTCGGTGCCTCAACGTCCTTCACGGCAACGGATGCGGCGATGGGACAAAAATTCCTGGCGACGGGAGGTCTGACTCCTGACGCCATTAAAGCCGCCCTGCCGGGTATCCTGAATATGGCATTGGCGGGGGAATTGGATCTGGGCGAGTCGGCGGACATAGGCACAAAAATGCTATCCCAGTTCAAGCTCAATCCCGACCAGATGGGCAGGCTGTCTGATGTCCTCACCGCCACGTTTACCGGCTCGACAACCAACCTGCGTGAATTAAGTGAAGCCATGGTTTACGCCGGTTCCCTTGGCCCCAAACTCGGCATCAGTCTGGAAAGCATGGCGGCAATGGCGGGGGTCATGGCCGATAATGGCACCGTCGGCAGCATGGCGGGTACGGCTCTGCGGGCGGGGCTATCCCGACTGGTTGCACCCACGGGCGGCGCGGCGGACGCAATGGCCGCATTGGGCGTTAAGATCAAAGGAGCCAACGGCGAATTGCGCAGTGCCGATGACATTCTGAAAGATATGGCGGTCAGCCTGCGCCAGTATGACAAACCCAGCCAAATTCTCATGCAAAAGGCCATTTTCGGTGAAGAGGCCATGATTGGCATGAGTCATGTGTTGGATGCCATGCTGGATGGAAAATACGCCGAGAAAAAAGCCAACAATGACAATGCCGATGGTCTCTCGAAACAAATTGCTGATACAAACGCCAATAACTGGGATGGGGATTTAAAAAGCCTGGCCTCAGCCTGGGAGGGGTTAAGGATAGAAATCAAGGAACAGGTTGATCCCGTATTGCGTTCGGTCACCCAAAGCATCACCGGCATGATACGCCGCGCCACGGAATGGGCAAATAAAAATAAAGAACTCACTAAGGCACTGGCATTGGGGGCGGCCGCTATCGGTATTGCTGTGACCGCACTCGGCGCACTGGCATTGGCTGCCGCTGCGGTCATTATGCCGTTTGCGGCGTTTCCGGCTCAGTGTGTTTATGCTGACCCGTGGCGGCGGGCTGGCGACCATGTTCCCGCTATTGGGGCGATTATCTACCGGATTACGGGGATTGCTGCCCTCCCTTGGTGGTGTCAGCCGTAGTGTCGGGGGTTGGAAAACCATTCTTCAGAATGCCGGGACGGCGATCACGAACTTAAGCACCCGGATACAAGGCAGATTTACAGCTCTGAAAAGTGGTGCGATGGCAGTTAAGCGCGGTCTGGTGATGGTGTTTACCCAGCCTATGGCGGCGCTGGCTTTGCTAAGAAGCGGGTTAAAAGGGTTGGCAACCAGTGGGTTTGGTGCACTGCGCATTGCCGGACGAATGGCGTGGTCTGTCATTGGCGGCGGACTGTCCTTGCTGTTTAGTCCGCTGGGCTTGTTGATTGCGGTGATAGTGGGGGCGGCTGTATTGATCTGGAAATACTGGGAACCCATTAAGGCGTGGTTTTCGGGTTTTTTCAGTGGGCTGATGGAAGCGATTGCACCAGTACGGGATACCCTCGCCGCCGCCTTTGCACCCTTTGCGCCGATTTTTAACGCCATCGGCAGCGCCATCAAGAAAGTCTGGGAATGGTTCAAATCCTTGTTTGAACCGGTTAACACGTCGTCGGAGAGCCTGAAAGCAGCCACTGAAGCCGGCCAGACCTTCGGGCGACTGGTGGGCAAGGCGATTGCCGGGGTCGTGGATGTCGTGACGGCCGTCGCCAGAAGCGTAGGCTGGCTGCTGGAAAAACTGGGCATGATCCCCGACGCCACCAAAGCCGCCGCTGATGCTGCCAACGCGATGGGGCCGGTTAACCTGCCCAAAGTCCAAAAGTCGGTCAAGTGGGTCTGGGATGACAAAACCCAGAAAATGGTGAAGCAGGAATGGACACCGACACCCAATACTGCGGTCGCCAAAGCTGCTGAAAAAGCGGAAGAAAGCAAGCCCAAAGTCGAAACGCCCGCGTTACCGGCGTTTGGTTCGAAGGTGTACGATCCCAAGGAAAATAAAAAGAAAGGCAAAAAAGGCGGGGAGTCGATGGAAGCGGCAGGCAGTGCCGCACCACAGACCGACCCCAATAAACTGGGTGAGATTGTCTTTAAAAATCGCCCGCCCGTGATCCCGATTGACGGCACGTATCAGGAACCGCGCTTACAGCAACCCTCATTGCTGAGCCGGCTGACGGAAAAATTACAGCCCGTGCAACCGGCATTAAGTGGCGTTCCGGTTCCGATCACGCCTGCCCGTGTGGGTGTTGAAAATAAAGCACAGGATGACCGCTACACGTTTAACCTGCATTTTCACGGGGTTGATATGACGGATGCGCGGTCAATTGGTGAAAAGGTGAGAATTGAAGTTGCAAAAATCATGCAGAAAAACGGCATTCGCCGCCGTTCCAGCCTGTACGATGAGGATTAATATCATGATGATGATTTATGGCATGTTCGTTTTTATGCTCCAGACCACGCCGTACCAGTCCATGAACCGTAATATGGACTGGCGGCACGTGAAAAATGACCGGATAGGCAAGTCGGCCAAGTGGCAATATATCGGCCCCGGGGAAGACAGCATCACCCTGAACGGGATGCTGTATCCTGAGGTTACGGGCGGTGATATCTCACTGGAAGCGCTGCGTACAATGGCCTTTTCCGCCAAGCCGTGGCCGCTGATTGAGGGCACGGGCATGATTTATGGCATGTTTGTCATTGACAGTCTGACCGAAAGCCGTACTGAATTTTGTTCTGATGGCAAGGCTAAACGGATTGAGTTTACCTTGTCGCTTAAGCGGGTGAGCGAAGATATCCGGGAAGGGTTACACGCGGTAACGGCGGATGAGGTGTTGGGACTGGCAAAACTGGCAATGAGATGAAATAAGGGGCCAGTGCCCCTTACGGTTATTCGGGTTTTTGTGGCCAATCAATATCCGGGGCCATGGTAATGTCCAGCCGATAAAGGGCCAGTCGATAGCGGTGCCATGCTGTCAGTGCCGCTTTTTCTTCTTCGGTTGCGACATCCAGATAGGCCGCATCCTGTAACGGCTCAAGATGTTCCCTGACCGCTCTTATCAAGTCTTTTCTTTCATAATCCGCTTGTCTTTGCAATTGCTCTGGGGTGGGACCCGGTATATCAGTCCACATCGGTAACCCATCCGGCCCGGCAACAAGGTGTTTTCCCTTGGGGGTCATTTCTGGGGCAAACTTAGCATAAACGGTTTCGTCAACACGAATGCCGTCTGCCGGCAATGAGACTCCATCAATATTATTAAATAAGTAAAAAACATTTTTTGAAGGGCTGTAATAGTAATACTTCATCTTCATCATTAATCTCCTGATATAATATGTATATGAATTTATTTCAACCTGAATAGATTAATGATTTCTACAGCGGGTTTAAATTGATAGAATTTGTCTGTATAGCAATACAAGGCCTGTCATTATGTTGGCTGTTCCGGCCAAGCGATATCGGGAGCGGTTGAACAGTCTACACGGTTCAATAGCACACAATATTTTTTCCATACCGCCAGTGCAGCTTGTTCTCCCTCTGTAGCCATTTTGAGGTCAACGGCATATTGCAGTGGGGCAATGGCATTGCTGGCCTGCAACATGAGATATTTTTTCTCATACTCTGCGCCTTGTTGTCGCTGTTCTTGCGTGGGTGGGGGGTTAGCAAGGACATCAGCCTCTGCCTTTGTAATCGGGATTAAGCCCGGTATAATCCAATCATCCTGAGAGCCGTCTGATTCGTAGGCATAAACCTGATTATCGTTTGATTTGTAATATTTCATGATGACCTCAATTCAATCCAAGAAACAATCGCGCCAGATGATACGCCACTGCCCCATCCGGCCCTTACCATATATTTGCTCCCAACGGGGACGATAAAATTAAACGAATGAATACCAATGGTGGACACCCAGACATAACCTACACGATGTCCGTCGACTTCTCCGCCCATACTGAAATGCCCCTTTTCGGCATCGGTTTTTTGGCATTGGACATACACGACGATAGGTTGATTTGTGTTATTGAGGTACCATTTCCCATTGTCTCTGTTTGAGGTGACATCTATCCATTTTTGGTTGATACCGAGCAATTGATCAGTGAGTGCGACCATCCCTGATTGCTTGGGAATACCGACGTAATGCTGTGTGTTATTTAAATTATCCCGGTAATACATGGTTAGCATGTCGGGTTTATCATGTGGGCTAGCAGACAACTGAACATAGTAACCATTGGCATTTTTTAATTTAACCCCCGCCCAATCGTGGGTTGCCTCTACATCCACACCGCCACACGTAAACAGTTCATGGGATTTTTTCAGGGCATAACGGTTATTCGATTCGTCACGAGAATACGCACCCACAACCCCTGCGGTCGGCGGATTCCGTTCGCTATACACCTTCGCCCATTTACCGTTATCAAAACGCTCATATAATCTATCCCCACCAATCCAACCCATTGCATCAATATCACTGCGCGCGAATACTTTCCCCTCAATGACTCCACCTGTTTTAGGATAAGCCCCGATATTATCCGCAAACAATTTTTTATCCGGAATATCCGCCCCGCTTTTCACTTTCTCAAGACAATTATCCGCGCTTTGGTTTGCCTTGGCGGCCAAATCATACGCCGCTTTGACGGCTTTCGGTGTGGCGGCCTGCGTTTCGCTCTGGCTGTCCACGGCATTACTTAAAACCACAAACCCTTTTTCTCTTAACGTGGCATCAGGATGACGGCGGCTTTTTTCATGTTCACTTATCGCCTGCTTGACCAAGGTATCTGCATACTCCCGCGTGGCCAACACCACTGACGGATCAATCTTTAATGAGACGGCATTAGTGTGGCTGACAATCAGCACCATGCGGAGTGTCTGGGTGCGCCCTGACCCCTCCTGTAACTGCGGTTTGTAGGTTTCCGCGCAATTGCCCACCGCAATCAGCACACCGTCCTGATCAAACAACCCGATTTCCCGTATCCACCAACCACCTTCGTTTTCCGGTATCACCTGTTCGGCGATAATCTGGTGGGTGTTTTTGGGGTCAACGCTCAGGACATTGATCGCGGCGCGGCGACGTTCGTTAACCAGTTTGGTTTGTGCCGTGTCTGGTGTGGGTAAGGTTCCGCCGCCATCGCCCACGGCCATATGGGTAATATTCAGTTTGGTGCCCAGTGCGGCGGCGTTCGCCAGTTTGTCCGCCCCCAGTCGGGTTAGCAGGGCAAAAAATTTCGTCATGATTTAATCCTCATATCATCAATAATGTGCACCCCCGCCCCGACGATATCCGTGCCGGTCACGGTGATTAATTCAGGCACATAGGGGTAAACGGTCAGCACATCACCGTCATAGCTGGTCACGGCACAATAGGCCGTACCGCCTGTTTCCAACTGAATGGACATGCCAATCAAATGGCGCGAGGCGGGTTTGGCATCAAAAATCAGCCGCTCCAGTTCGTAATAGGTCGTTTCCGTGATCCCGGTTTCCATCACCCCGATATCCAGCCGGAATGTGCCGGGCGTTTCGTTGGTCTGCCACCATTCAATCACCCGGATCAGATAGCCGAACGGCTCGACTACGCGCCGGATAGCACCAATGGTGCCCTTGTGTTTATGCACAAACATGGCCGCCTTGATGGCGTCGCGTTTGGCCTGTTCCGGCCAGTCCATATCCCAGCGGTCAACCGACCACGCCCACGCCAGATAGGGCAGCATTCGCACCGGGCAGCGATCCGGGTTCCACAGATCACGGATGGGCACGGGAATGTCAGCCAGACTGGATAATGCAGCGGCAGCGGCCACTTCCAGCGGGGACGAACCGACCGGCAACAAACGGTTATTCATCCGAACCCCCGATAGTCACGTGTGCCTGTATACAGAAGCTGGCCTGTGTCTTGCTCAGGATGATGTCTTTCGCCGGCTTTTTCAGCTCGACACGCTGGACACCGGGCGCGTGCAGGGCGGCAAAAATGGCACTGCGCACGATGTCACGGCCAATGCGGTGCTGTTCGGCGGTATAGCGTGCCAGCCGCTCTTTCGCATCCTGCAATATCGGTTCGTACTCCGGTGTCGGGTAGAGGTACAGCACGGCATCAATGTCATAATTCACGATTTCGGCAGATTGCACGGTCAGGCGGTCGGCCACGGGGCGCACGTCTTCGTCATTCAGGGCGCGGCTCACGATGGTAATCAGCTCATCACTGGCCGCGCCGTTCCCGTCATGGGATAAAATGCTGACCGTGACATAGGCGGGTGCCGGGCTGATCACAGAGGCATCGGCCACCCGGCCGTCGGCACTGCGCGCATGGTATTCATAGGCCGCGACGGGGCCAGCGACACTCAGGCCCTCAAACGCCTGCGGAATGCGTACCCGAAAATCGGCGTCCGATTCCAGCACGGCAGGCACCGGCGGCACCGCCTGATTATCGGCCGGCTGCAATATCAACCGACTGATATTGTTGTTTGCGCCCAACTGATCCAAATCGCCTCCCCTGGCAAACGCAACCATTGCCGCCCGCGCCGCTTCATTGATGCGTTGACGTAACAGCAATTCTCTATACGCATTCTCCTGTAGCAATTTGGTGATGGGTTCCGATTCCAGCGCCAGAGTGCGGGTGATGGCCTCGCGCTGTTCCGGCGGGGTCAGGGCAATCAGCGCGGCTTTGCGTTCAGCAAACAGGGTTTCGAACTCCAGCGGCTCGACCACATCCGGCGGTGGTAACTGACTGAGATCAATGGTTGGCATGGTTACCTCACAGGAATGGAAATCAATAATTGCGTGTCGTTCTGCACATTCACTCCGCTGATCTCAACCGATAATTCCCCCTGGTCAGAACGTAAGTAATTAATGGTCTGTAGGCGGATACGCGGCTCCCAGCGCAACAACGCCATATAACAGGCGCTCATGATCTTGAGGCGCAACGCCGGGTTTTGCGGTTGGTCAATCAGGTTTGGCAGCAATGACCCATATTCCCGGCGCATTACCCGCGCACCGATGGGCGTCATTAAAATATCAGTGATACTCTGGCGAATATGGTCACTGTCTGACAACGCGCGGCCATTGTGGCAATCCATCCCGGTAAATTTCATGACACTGGCCCTCCTGATGTACCGGCACCTGACCGAACGCCATTGTGTCGATGGGTATCAACGACAATTCCGTTGGAACTGAACTGGCCGCCGGTATGGGTGATCGTGCCGTGCATGGTGCCGCCCTGTCGTATCTCCAGACTGCCTGTAGTCAGATGGTTAGTACATATTACTGTCGGGGTATCCAGCGTAATTTGCTGGTTGGCCGTGCAGGTAATATCTGG